TCATGCTTCGGCTTGGGGCATTTTTGGGGCAAAACGTAGTTTGCTCATCTCTGCCCAGTCGCCTTCGCCATCGATCCAGCGGGCATAGCGAGACAGCAGAATCTGTATCGAATGGCCGAGCTGTTTGGCGATGAAGGCGGGGGTCATCCCCACCATCAAGCACATGGTTGCGTAAGTGTGGCGCGCATTGTACGGAGGTCGGTAGCGAATACCCAGCGCCTTCAGCGTCGGGCGCCACTGATGATGCAGGTCACTCGTCTGCTGAATGAACTGTGAGCTCTTGCTGGGCGGGAAGCAGAACGGGAAGTCAGTCAGCCTGCCGCTGCCGGACGCGCGCCGCTCGGCGTACTGCTTGGCGAACAAAAGGGCATGAACGGCCCGGTCATTCAGCAGCACAAACCTATCCTTCTTGGTCTTCGTTCTCTCGACGACCTTCTTCTTCGCTACGGACCTGCAGACGTGGACCGTACGCCTCTTCAGATCGACCTCTTCCCAGCGAAGGGCCGCGATCTCTCCTAGTCGAAGCCCGGTATAGAACGCGAACTCAAAGAACGCCGCGTATATCTGGCTGGGCCAGTGTTCCGTTTCGTAGAGCCTGGCAATGATCCTGTCTGCTTCATCCTGGGTGAACGGGTCAACTTTGGCCTCCGTCCGCGTCGGTATGTCCAGCGCCTGAATCGGGTTCTCTGCCAGGAGCCTGTCCGAAACCGCCGACTCAAGTATGGTGCTCAGCTTGTTCATGGCGTTCGCCTTCACGCCGTCCGAGGTCCAGGGGATCTGGACGACGAGCTCGCGCATGAAGGCGGTCGTCAGGTTGGGTAGCGGGGTCGTGGCTAGATACGGCATCCACCAGATGTTAAGCACCGACTTGTAGTTGTCGCGCGTCCCTTCTGATATCGATCGACTGTCGAGCCAGACCTGGGCGTACTGCCCGAACCCGCGCGAGACGCTGGAAATAGCGTTCGGCGAGCCGGGGAAGAGCTCGGCATACTTCCGCTCGTCGAAGATGCCGTGCTTGATCTGCTGGACTACTTGATCGCGTAGACGGGATGCAGCGGCAATGCCCGCTTGCGTCGGGGGGAGGGCGAGGGTTTCTGAGCAGCGCTTTCCGTTCCAGCTGAATCTGATGCGGATCGTATCGTTGCGTAGCTCAACTCCGGTGGGCAGTGCCATAGGCTTTCTTGCCATTCTTCGTACCTTGATCGGCTGTAGTAGATTCGTCCATTGATGCGATTCCAGACGCCTTCGGGTATCTGGTTTCGGCTTCGCCTGCCTTCTAGGGCTCGATCGGTTGTGCCAAGTATCATGGCCATCTGCTGCTCAGTCACCTTGTCGGGGAACCACTCCGGCAGATTCTCTAGTTTCTCTGCGCCCATTCCTCACCCCTCCAATTCCCGGCAGCCGCAGTAGCTGCAACGCTTGCCGAGGACATTCTTCACGCACACGTTTGTGCGCTCACCTTCTTCCTCGATCCACACCTCCATGCGGATTCTCTGCATGTCCGACTTGGCGAGGATTTCAAACTGGCGCTTCTGCTCCTGCTCCGGCAGGCGCTTAAATGATTGCCACAGGCTCATGCTCACCCCCTCACCGTTACGCCGGCTGCTTCGATAACTGCAGGCAGCGTGCTCAAGTCCATCAGCGTGAAATAGCCTTCATCCCGCCAGCCGACCGTGTCGATGTGAACCACGTTGCCGAGTATTGCCGGTGTGCGCAGCGGCGTATGGCCGACCACGATCGCGAGCAGATCCGGTATCCCGCTGGTGTCGACCATCTCGATTCGAGTGCGCGACCACATGCAGCTGTTTTTGACCAGCTTCAGGCGCTTTGGCGATTCCGGCGCGGTCAGCTCGGCGACCGTCTGCGCCCATGTCGGGAAAGGACAGTCTGCGTGCACGATGCCAACCAGGCCGGCGTCCGTCTCCAGCTCAATGGCGATCGGCAACTCGCGAAACTGGACGGCGTACTCTGCCTGCTCGTCGCTGTTTAGCGAGAGGAACCAGCCGCCGCCATTGACGAGCCAGTTGCCCAGCTCGCAGCTGTCGTACCGGCACACATAGTCGTCGTGGTTGCCGCGCACCGGATGGAACCAGGGCTTCGCCAGCCACTCCAGCGCCATCTGGCATTCAGGCCCGCGATCAACCAGATCGCCGACCGAGAACAGACGATCGACTGCCGGGTCGAAGCCGATCCCGTCCAGCGCCTGCTGCAGCTTCGTGAAGCATCCGTGAATGTCGCCCACGGCAAAGTCCCGGCCCGCCGTGTTCTTGGCGAACCGCTTGATGAGTTCGGGCATGTCTATCTCCTGCTGCGTATTTGGTTAGGCGGCCGGTTGATCGCGCAGAATGTCCATCTGCGCAGCGCCGTCTAGCCAGGCTGCATCAATTCTCTTTCTGGACATCTCGGCGTATTCGGGGTTGAGCTCGCAGAGGATCGACCGCCGGCCCTCCTGCATGGCTACTACCGCTGTAGTTCCGGATCCGCCAAATGGATCGAGCACCAAGCCGTTAGGCTGGCAGCCCGCCCGGATGCATGGGCGGATCAGTTCTGGTGGGAAGGTGGCGAAGTGGGCGCCCTTGTAAGGGCGGGTGGTGACGGTCCAGACGCTTCGCTTGTTGCGCATCTCGCCGCCGACAGCCTTCATATTCCCGTTTGTCTTCCCCGGAACGCGAGCGCTGCCAACCTGCTGCGCAAGCGTCGGCTGCGCCAGCCTAGCCAGGGAACTTTCGGCGGCCGGCTCCTTGATCGCCTCATTGTCGAAGTAATACTGGGGTGACTTGCTCAGAAGGAAGATATGCTCGTGGGACTTCGTGCACCGGTCGAGGACGCTCTCAGGCATCGGGTTCGGCTTTGCCCAGATGATCTCCTGGCGAAGGATCCAGCCATCATCTTGCAATGCGAAGGCGAGCCGCCACGGAATCCCCAGCAGCTGCTTCCCTTTTCCGTAGGTGTCGCCCATGTTCACCCAGGCCGTTCCGTCATCCCTAAGCACTCGGCGTACCTCTCGGAAAACCTCGACCAGGCGAGCAATAAACGCAGCCGGGGCTTCCTCCAGGCCTATCTGCCCGGCCATTCCGTAATCGCGCAGGCCGAAGTAAGGCGGACTCGTTACGCAGCAGTTGGCCGACTCGGAAGCCATGCCCCTGAGTGATTCCAAGCAGTCGCCAACAACGATGCGGTGTCTTTCTCCAGACATGACTTCTCCTCCCCGCCGACTCTCGCCGGCAGGCTGTGTGGTTGGGTGGGGTTAGGGTTAGTGGCGGCGGTATCGCTTGTTACGCGCCTTTTCGCCCTTGCTGCGCGGCGATCTGGCATATGGATCGTCGGCGCGCTTGATCAGGCTGTTAGCAGCCCAGCCGCCACACCCTGCTGCGCTCAATGCAAGCGCTAGCGCTGACCTGAAGTTACGCATTCACCCCTCCTTCTCAGCCATGGCGGCGATAACGGCGTCAATCTTGGCAAGGCACTCGCCTGCGGCTTCCGGGTCGCACCGGTCGATGTACGACTGATAGACAACGCCCCGAACCTCCATCACGAGCTGATTTGCGGCCAGCGCTTTGTTGCCCATGTTCAGCGCGTGCTTTTGTGCTTTGGACGTGTGCTCCAGCAGCCTATCCCGCCCGGCCTCCAGCAGCGCAATTCCTTCGGACAGGCACTCGTCCAGCTCCCGCTCCCGCTCGCGATTGTTCAGGCTGCCTGCGAAGTGCCTGACCATGATATCCATCGTGCGCGTTTCGGCCTGCGCCAGTTTTTGTAGGAGCTATCCCGCTCGGCGGTCAGCTCGCCGTTCTCGCGCATGATTCGCGCCAGCGACGACCGCTCCCATTCGCCCAGGCGTGCGGCAAGGGCATCCCGCTCGGCGGTCACGGCTGACAGGGCGGCGAGGTGGTCGGACTGGCGGACGAGCTTTTCGACCTCTCCGCCGAAATCAGATCGCGCCATCAAGGCGAACGTGTCGGCATCCATGTCAGCCGCCGTCAAGGCTTCCCCGTTGTTTTTGTAGAGGAAGCCGACCACCTCCACCCCTTCCGCCTCTGCGGGCTGGGCGCGGCGGTTCCAGGCTTGAGCAACCACGCTGCGCAGCTCGCCCAGCGTTTCGCTTGTGTTCTTCGGGTCGGCAGACGCTGATAGGTCGAACATCCCTTGGCATCCGCTGCAGTGTAGGTAATGACACCCGTCACACTCATCGTCAGCGTGAAAGTTGACGGTTCCGCCGCAGAGCGGGCGCGGTTTCAGTTCTTCGCTCATTCCTTTCCCCTTGCGCCCTGTGGCGCGGTTAGTTGGCGGGCTCGTTCGTGCTCCCGCACTTCAAGACCGCAAGCGCAGCCTCGGCCTCCTCGAAAAACTCAGCTCGCTGCAGTGCATCTGCCGCCCGGTGCAGAGCCGCTTCGAGCGCCGCAATGCGCTTGGCTTGGTCGGCAGCGCGGCGCATTGCGAACTCAGCGATGGCTGGTGGTATCGGGCGCATCGGGGTCTCCTTGGGTGGACAAGGCGGCGCGGCAACCTTCGATCAGGCGCAGCACTTCAGACTTGAACCAGCCGGCGTCGCGCTCATACGAAGGGGAGCCGCGATACCATGTGTCAATGGCTGAAACCTCGGTGTCGAGCCAGTCCAGCGCCTCCACCAGCCCGCTCTGCTCCGGCTGCGGGGCGGTCTGCGCGATGGGGGCGGCTTCGTCAGGCCAGGCCATGCAATATGCATCGGCACAGCCGCAAGCCGGTGCGGTGCACTGCGGCCGATCTTTGTCGAGTAACATGCTGTATGCCGCCGCAGCCACCCGGCCGAACTGTTCGGCGCGCATTTCTTCCTGGAAGCCGTCCGGATGCGGCGTACCGGTAGCATGGCCAATCTCATGTGCCAGCATGTGCAATATCTTCCCGCGATCAGCGTCAGGTGCTGCCCAGGCGTGAATGCAGCTGTTCAGCGTGTCAACGAAAGCCCAGCAGCCCTGCATGCGCATGCCTTCGATGTCTGCTCCAGCCTCCATCTCGACTTCGTTGCCGCTCTCGTCAAAGCCGCAGGTCACACCTTCCGCCAACAGCTCGTCGTAGGTCATGCCCTCTCCGATTGCCATCGGCTCCCACATAGCACGGTGTACAGACTCTGGGCTCTCGTACCAGCGGATAATCATTTCTGGCGGGTCAGGGTTAACCGCCACAGGCTGCCCGGTCTGCGCGGGGCGCCCTGTGGAATACTGCATAACAACCCTATCGGGCGACACCCTGATTCCATCAACAAGAAACCCGACGCCGAATAGGTTCACGTCGCGCTCGAACGCCTCCCTCTCATCCTGCGCCGGGGCTGGCTCGGCCTGCTGGGATAGGGCGGCGTTGACGCGCTCTTCAGTGAAGCTTGGCAGCACTGCGCTGCCCAGGCATTCACGCAGCAACCCGCGCAGCCTCTCGTTTTCAGCCTTCGCAGCCCCCAGCTCAGCGCCGAGGTTCCCTACGGCCTTCAGTGTGTCGTTCATTGCTCAATCTCCTTGATTGTGGCCAGCGGCAGGCCGCTCATTGCCAGCGGCTCGTCGTAGCTGACGCCCATCATCTCGGGCCATTTGCGAGGCTCGCCGGGCTGGATGACGCCTTTGTCGTGTGCGCGATCCCATGAAAGGCGATGCCGGATGACCTGATACAAGTCCCACGCAACGCCATCCTCTCGGCGCTTTGTGGCCTCCGGCATCAGCGTGTTCGCCAGGCGCTGTATCTCGTGCCGCGTGGCGTGGACCTGCTCCAAGTCGCGCCGGTCGTAGAAGCCCGGCAGCCGCTCAATGGCGTGGTCGATCTGGCCGATCTTGATCCGCGCCAGCAGCTCGCAGGCCTCTTGCAGTTCTGCGGCCTGGCGCTCGGTTACGGTGATGGTGTAGGTGCGATCAGTCACGGAGCGATCCTCCGAAGAGGCTCACGCGGCGCAATGCGCGGCTCGACGTCGATGAAACCGGAGCCTCGAAAATCGCCATCAGTGGCGCGCGCCATGTCCACTTCTAGCCGTGCCGTGGCGTTCACTTCAGCCGCGACCTGGGCTATAGCCTTCGCTTGTTCAATCGAGTAAGTGCCGGCCAGCACGCCCTCCATCGTCTTGCCGAGGATGGCGCGCAGATCACTGAGGTTGTTCATGGTGCTGCTCCAGTTTGTTCAGCTTCCGCTTAAACCAGTCGAGCGACCGCGCCGCGCTTAAATATTCAGGCGGGTAGCGGTCAATTGAATTGCGGCGCATGTTGTAGGCGCGGGTGACGGCGATTAGGTTTTCCGGGTCGAAGTTCTGTCTGTCTCGATCCAAAAATATGACGATCCTTCCTTCCGGCACCGGCCCGTTGTGCTCCTCCCAAACGAGCACGTGCGCAGCTTTCCAGTCGGCTTTCTTATCTCCGGTATCGGCCACCTTTCGGTAGAGGATGCCTCCCTTGTCGGTGCGCTCCGCTCCGATGGGGCGCCAGGTGTTCGATGGGCGATGGCCTAGCTTGAACTGCGTGTCTTTTGCACGGCCTCCTGCCTGCCAGCCCTTGCGGCCTGCATTCCAAGCCTGGTGGCCCGGCTTGAATCTTCCGCAGCCGGTGATTTCCTTGAACTCATCCGGTCGCGTCAGTCCGAGTTTCGACACGCGGTTGTGTATCGAGCCGGTGCCGCGCCCCATCAGGGCTGCTATCTCGGTGATTGGCTTGGTGGCGTACAGCTCCGCCAGAGTTGCGTCCTCTGCCGGCGTCCAGTGCCGGTATTCCGTGCGGCGCCTACCGGCGAGCGGGCTCGCGCAAGTCATCTCTCCTCCTAGGCGACGTGCCGCCAGCTGCGGTAGTCGCGCACTTTGTCGATGGTTCGCTGATGGACGCCAAGCTGTTCGGCCCACTGGCGGGCGGTTAGGCCGCGGCGATTGGTGCGGATCTCGCGGACTAGCTCAGCGTTCAGCCTGGCGTGCGGTAACTGCTCACCACGCGGCGCAAACTCATAAGCGCGGCTTAGGTATTCGGCTCTGGTCATGCTGCCTTCCTGCGGGCCTGCGCCCGCGCCACTGCCTTCGCGTAAAGGCACGGCCGGCAGTAGCACTGCCAGACGCCAGTCGTCTTGATGAACTGGAAGTGCTCATCGTCCAGCGGCTTCCACTCATTGCATCCGCCGCAGAACTTTTCGCTGATGCCGTTGATCTCTCGCCGGACAAGCCGGCCTTTCAATGTCCTGCTCATGCCGCCACCGAGCGCGCCTTTCTGGTCGCCACAGCCTTGGCTCGCGCCGCTTGCTTCTTCTCCGGGCAGGTGATGCGGTAGGGAATGAGTTTTTCCTCTACGCGGATGGGCTGGGTTTCCACTGGGCCCTTCGCAGCTTCAAACGCTGCCATCTTCTGCGCGATTTCCTGGCGCGCAGCCTCGTGCGCGGCCGGCGTGTGCACGCGGTCGTACTTGAACTCTTGCATTGGGATGTACCTGGAGGAGGGCGCGCGGGGCGCCCGTGGTGGATCAGAACGGGATCATGTCGTCGAAATCATCGGCTGGAGCGGGCGCTGCCTGCCGTTGCTGCGGTGCGGCTTGGCGTTGTGGTGCTGCCTGGCGCTGTTCCTGCGGTGCCCCGCCGACAAGCTTGATCTGAGAAATTGTGCCGACAAGCTTGTTGCCCGCCGTGCCGTCGCGCCGCTGAAATTCCTCTATGTGCACGTCGTCAACCGTAAAGCTGACCCACTGCCCTTTCACAAGGTACGGCGCCAAGGCTTCGGCGCGCTTTGACCAGAGCGACGCCTGCAGCCACTGCGTCGGCTTGCGGCCTGTTGCCGGATCTTTTCGGCCGTAGTCGCACGGAAGGGCCAGCTCAAGCACCGCTTGCGGGTTCTGCCCCTGCGTGTAGCGTAACTCCGGGTCGTTTGCGATTCGAGCGGTGTCAAAAAGCTGCGGCATTGCGTGTTCCTCTTTGTGGTTTTGCGGGTGTTTTTATTGCGTCTTCAGCCGGCCATCCGGCGCGAAGGCGAGACCTGATCGTCACTAGGCTTATGCCGTACTTCCTAGCCGCTTGAGATAGCGTGAGGTCATTGCCGTCTATTTGGAATCGTCGGTTGTTGCCTCGATTCGAGCCTTGCGTTAGCTGGGTTGCCCAGCGGCAGTTGCCCGGCTCGTAGTTGCCGTCGTTGTCTATCCGGTCGATTGTTAGCCCGGCAGGCCGCTCGCCCATATCCTCAAGAAAGTTCTCGAACTTCAGCCATCGCTCACAAACAGATATCCCTCTGCCTCCGTAGCGAGGCCATTTCCAGTGTTTAGGGTTTGTGCATCGCTGGATCATGGCGTGCCACGATTTGTAATCGAGGCTGCCGCTACGCCCGTGCGTCAGACCGTTGCGGGAAACGATTTCTTTGTTCAGGCATCCGCACGATTGGGTTGCGCCCGCCCGCAAGGACTGCGCGAGAACTCTGCGTTCGGCACCACAAGAGCAGCGGCAATGCCAGGCCGCATTGCCTCGCTTGTCGTTTTCGGCGCGACTGATGACTGTGAGCCTGCCAAATACTTGGCCGAGCAGGCACGGCGCCTTGCTTGTTCTCATGGCGCCCCTTACTTGATGCGGATAGATGATTGGCCGCGCTCCAGGCGCGCACCGGGCACTTCCTCTCCAGCCTTGAGCTTGGCGGAGATGGCAGTTTTGTCTGGCGAGATATCGGTCTTGACCTTCATCAGCTCGTCAGGGATTGAGTTCTCGTCGTCCACGACAACTGATTCGCGCCCCTTGGCCAGGGTGATAGTGAAGATCGGGCAGCTGATCTTCGTCATGCCGGCCGCCTCCATGTTCTCGCGCAGGTACTCCTTGATCTCGCGCTGACGGTTGGTGACCAGCCGCTTGCGCTCCTGCAGGCGTTCGATCTCCTTGTCCAGCGCGGCAACGTCGGCGTCGAAGTTCAGGATGACGTGCGACACGGCCAGCGCCTTGTCGTTGAACTCGGCCTCAATGCCGGCCATCGTGTCGCGGATGGCGACGGCCAGATCCTCGTCGGCCGTCTCCTGCAGCGTGGCCAGCTCCTTGAACTGGCCGGTGATCTCGTAGAGTGCGCTCATGCTGATTTGTCCTCTGGCTTGGCATCGGCTGGCTTCAATTCGGCCTCTCGATCAGCAAAGGCCTTGGCCAGACGCTTGACGAACTTGTCCTCTCCGCGCCGGTCTGCGCTGCGCACGTAGGTCGCGTGCAGCTTGGTCAGTTCGTGTATCGTCTGCGCCTTGGCCATCGTTTCGAGAGCAGCCTTGAGCCAGTCGAGCCGCTCTTGCGCTTGACGCGCCGCCTCGGCTTCCTTGTTCTCGGCCTGCTCGAGCTGGGCCTCTGCCTCGCGCTCGGCCACGTAATCGCGGTCGTCGTACAGCCCAAGGAAGATGTCAGCGCTGAAGCCAAGCATCGCCAGCGCCTTCTTCACTGCGTCGGTGAGCGACTTCTTCGGCGCCTCGGTGTCCGTGGTGACGCCCCACTTGCTTTTGTAGGTGAACGGCGTGCACCCGTACTGCTCGACCTCGCCGCGTTTGTCGCCCTGCATGAACCAGAGCTTGACGCGGATCGTGTGGCCGACCTCGTGGCCGATCAGCTCGCCCTTGTCGTTGCGGATCTCGCCGCCCTGGTCGAATCGCTCCTCTGCGACCGTCCAGCCCCAGCCGATACCGACCGGGCCGAACACTTCCGTAGCGCGCTTGATCATGTGCTGGCCGCTGATCGACGTGATCTGCTGGCCGTTTACCTTCGCTGACTTGGTGGCCTCCGGAGCGGTCTTTTCGACCTGACTCCAGATGCTCATGTTCTGGTTGTTCATGCTCAACCTCCGAAAAGTTTGTAGATCGCCGCCTCGCCAGCCAGGCCGATCAGCAGCACGCCAGCCAGCACGCCGAACCCGGTAATGGTCCACCACGCCGCTGCAAAGCTGTGTCCTGATGGGGTGTCGTCGTAGGGGATGGATTGGGTGCGGTTCATGGGGTCACCTTATCTGCGAAGACGAGGCGTCCTGACATGATCGCTTCCTTGATGGTGTTGTATTCCCAGCAGTAGGACTGGGCGTCAACATAAACGCGCAGACCCTTCGGGTAGTCGTGCCGCTTGCGCCGAATGAATGCCTCTGCCGCGTCCTTGGTGAAGTGCGAATTGACGTACTCCCAACGCTCCACATATCCGACGACGTGATGGTCTTCTAGGTCGTTCATGGTGTCCCATTGGTCGCTCGCATCTAGCTCTAGGAAATCGCAATCACCAGCGTCCTGAGCTAGGAGATCTAAGCGAGTACGCTGATGTTCATCGCAATCGTCCCAATATTCCTGCGGGCTGAACCACTCACAGTCATCGCAGTAAACGACGCGATCTTCCGCATAGTCCTCGTCAATGCCATACACAAGCTGGCGAGCCTCCACGATGAAGATGGCGTCTGCTGTGCAATGATCGTGGACGCCTACACCGATGCAGTCATGGCGTAGCCGTGAAACGAATTCGGCCCAGGTATTTGCGTTTAGCTCGCTACCTGACGCGATGCTTTGTTCGTTGCTCATAACGGCGCCCCGTTGGTGATTCGATCTGCAAGGCCGTGAGCGAGAGCCCAGCCGGTGAGTAGTGCAAGGGTCACTGCGAAGCCCCGCCACCATGCGTAGCGCAGGGATCGTTGTCTTTGGCTAGCCATCACACACCCCCCCAATAGCGCCACGTAGGCGAGAGCCGCTAAGAAAGGCGCCACTCCGCAATACAGCAGTAAGGCGCCGGCTAGGTTCTTGAGGGTCATGGCTGGGCTCCTTTCCAACTGACTTCTAGCCACATGTCGACGAACTGGCCTTCGTAGCAGCGAATCCGGCACTGATAGCCGAGCGCAGTCAGTTGCTTGATGATCGCCTTGCCGAACTCCGGCCACTTGTCTTCCGTCGAGTAGTAGCAGCCGTCACCGAAGCCAAACTGGCGAATCTGAATCTCGTACTTTCCGTCACCGGCAGCCGCGTCGACCATTGTGAGGATTGCGTCAACCGTGGCTGACGGGTCCTTCGCCTTTGCCTTGTCGCGGGCTTTATCTGCTGTGATTCGTGTCATGGCTGCTCTCCTTGCAGGGCGGCGCGGGCAAAGTCAGAAACATCTACCCACGACTGAGGTATTTCGATATGGGTGTCTGCGTAGCGCTGGGTTACACCGTGAATTTCAAGCATCGCTGTCAGCGCATCCCGCAGCGCATCCCGCTCAGCGAGAAGGGCTTCGTAGTCGGAGGCCGGCACCAACGGGACCGTATGAACATCAGTCAAGTGGTTCGTCATTGGCGTGTACGCAGGGTCACCGCTCAGTAGCACCGGTACAGAGCCAGGCATGATGTAAAAACGCTTCACTTCCTTGCTCATGCCGCCGTCCTCACGGTGAATTTCGTCTTGAGCGTCCATGCCTTCGTGACTGCGTGATTCATCCGCAGGTAAAGGCTCGTTTCGATCTGGCCGGTGTCGCGCAAGGCTTTCAGGTAGCCGTACAGCACGTTGCAGTGGTAGTCGGCAGTGGCTGCGTACCGGGCGCCCCGCAGGTGCTTGAAGTGCTCGCGAATGGTGTCTTCGGTCTTCATGCTGCCTCCCGCTTCTTTTCGATGAGCGTCCATAGCCGATCTTCGATATCCTCGGCGTACTGCTCGGCTACGCCGGCGCAGCCATTGCGCCCCAACTCCGTCTCGTTGCCGTCTTCGTCAAAGACGGACCCGCTGATTACCTCGAACTCCATCTCTCGGTAGCCGTAGTAGTCGTCTGCGCTGTCCCGGCACCGATAGTCAGGCTCAACGACTGCGCAATGGGTTACCTCAACGGAGAGGAGGTATTCATCTAGGTCGATCTCGAATTTCATCGTTGAATCCTCGCGGAAGAGCTGTCATCCGGGCACGGCTGTTCGCGGCGCCCTGTGGGTCCGTAGTGCTTCATGGTGGATACCTCGGTTGCCCGGATGGGCGATGGAAGGGGTGATGCAGTGGCCGGTGCTATCCGGCAGCCGGCTTGGAACTGGGGCCATCCGGCGGCTCATTTCAGGGTATTGCTACCACTGGCCAGTTGTACCTAGTACACCGCGCAGAAGCCTGCGCAACACTGCATCGGGGAGTGATCTGCCCTGAGTCGAACAGGGAAGACATGCTGGGCTTCTCGCCAGATTGATCAGGTCCGGCACCGGCCGGCGCTACATGGGGGCTACCCGTTCACGCCGGCCGCGCATCAGGCTCGCGGTCCGCGCCAAATCACTCTCCGATGCAGGCTCGTAACGTGAGCCATTCGGCCGTCTCAACGGGGTGTAGTGGAGTCCCGCCAACGGCTGCCGGTGTTTTTCAGCAATCGGGGCACTTGCCGGCTTATCCCCGTCGCGGATATCCCGAAGGTCCGCCGCGCGCGGATGTGATTCATGGCGCTACCAGCACCGGGCGCCGTCCGGTTATTACAGGCCCGTTAGGGTCTGGTCTGGCTGGCTCAGGAGGGGGTTATTTGGTGCGGGCTTGCTCTTTGAGCAGTGCAGAGCGAGAGGCTTCCCAGCCAGAACAGAAGCTGTCGATGCTGACAATCTCATCTGCGAGCTCGAATGCTCGCTTCCAGTGCGCATTGGTTTCGCCTTCAATCAGCTGACTGGCAACCCGACTTCTGTATTTGAGGAATGCTTGTTGCATTTCTTCCATCATCCTTCTCCTTTCCAATTCCTTCTCCACCACTCCCACGCATACAGCGCAGCTAGTACGCAGATGAGGAGGAGGGTTTGGGGTAGGGTTAGCATGGGGTGCCGCGGGCCTTGGCGATGGCGGCACGGGCCTGATCGAGCCAGTTGTAAACTGGCTTTCCGGTCATGGCCGTGTAGCTATCCGCCTCCGCCACGATCATCTCCAGCGCCTCAAGCAAATCAGGCGCCGAGGCTATCAGGGTTGTGTTTGCCTCGGCCTCAGAGATTCGCTCGTCAGTTCCAGAGCAGACCGTCGTCACCGAACGGAAGGCAACGCGATCACCTGATCCCGCGACCACGTTTCCATACTCATCGCGGAGCCAGGGCCCCGGCGTAAATTCGCTCATCTCATCCTCCTATGTGCTGATGGGTGCCCATGGGGCGGTTAGCGCAGATGTATTCCGAGCATTCCGCGATCCATGATTGGCAGCTCGCCGGAGCTGTTCATGATCCGTCTCAGCTCCTTAACGCCTCCTACGATTCCGGTCACAGCTGCAACCGCCTGCAGCTGGCCTTTCTTGTCCGCATTGCGAAGCGCTGCGCGGATCTGGTCGTCAAGCTTTGGATCGGTGATGTTCATTTGTTTTTCTCCAGCCACACCTCATAAGCCAGGGCGGCTAATAGAACGGCTGCCATTTCATTTGTTTGCCTCGCTACGTCTAGGTACATCCTCCCACCGACCCGGCGCCACCTGCGCCCGGATCGTCGCGGACTCCCCAGGCTGCGCCGTGTAGTACGGCATCGCCTCGCCGCGCACAATCCATTCGCGCTGCTCGCCGGTATCCACGTCGCGGACTATCACGATCTCCTCGCGCCCGCTGGCAATCCGATATTCTGCACTGCTGCGGTCGTGCCATTCCGCCCACCCTTCTGCCGCATCGGCGGGGTCAGTCGCCGTGATCGTCGCGCCGTCTTCCTGCTCCTGGCCCAGGTCCGAGCACCAAACAACGTATGTACTCATCTCTCTCTCCATTCTGTTAATCCCCGCTGCAGCCTGTAGCCAAGCTGCGGGGGTGGGGTTAGGCGGCTTCCCAGCCGAGATTCTTGATGTACTCGCCGCCAGCGCAGACTCGAAGGTCTTCGATTTCTGACAGCTCCTTGATCTCGTCCAGAGCAGCCATAGCCCTTTCGGTGGCCAGCTTGGCGTGGCTTAGCTGCCAGCGCTTCCTTGCCTTGTAGGACTCAAGCGCCCTCTCTTTCTCGGGATACGCAAAGCGCCGGCCCGACACCTTCAACACGCGCTTGGCATACTTGGGGATCACGCCACGCTCGAGGCTGGCTTTTGCGATAAAGACGTAGCTCGGAACGACCAGCCAGTAGCAGTGCTCGGTTTCACGAATCACTACGTATCGCTTGCAGATGATCGAAACCCCTTCAGGCCCGATCGCGTCGATGTACCGGAAGTGATCCGGCCAAACTGGATTGCTCATCCTGATTACCTCCGTTGTGTTAAGCCGCCCACTGCGCCTCATCCAGTCGCCGAGCGGCGTATCGGCGTTCGGTTGTCTTCCCGCTGGCCACTCTTGCGAATGGCCAGAAGTGAATGTTCCGTCACGCATGCATCTGCACAGTCACGAAGCCATTGCTCTCCACTCTGTGCGTCCAGCGATTGAACCAAACGTCATCGCCGAACTTCTTCATGGCCGCACGGCGAACCTCGATGACACAGCTTTCCGCTGTGTCGCCCTTGTCGGGAGCTACCAGCCAGTCAAGGCGCTTGCCGTTGCTCAGGCTGCCATCGATATAGAAACGTGCCATTTGCTATCTCCTTGTGTCTTTAGCGGCGTATGCCCAGGCGTTGTTCGCTAGGGTGCTGATCCGCATGTATTCGTGCTGAGTGATGACTCCAACCACGGCCAGCGCGCTGATGAAGCCAAGGCAGCGCGGCCCCAACACATCAACGCCTTCCCGGTCGTCGCAGTTGCGTAAGTCGGTGAGCTGCCTTCCGATCTGGCTGCGCGCAAAAGCAACATCGTGATCGCTGATTTCCATCTCGATTCCTTCCTGTTCTGTATGGGTTGAGTGATCTGGTGAGGGCTTACCCCGCTCTCAGCGGAAGCCGCTTACTCTGGGCGCCAGTCAGATCACTCACCGATACAGCCGGGGCGATTACCCCGGCGCTATCGTTCTTTCTGGCCTCCGTTACTTGCCACGGTGGGCTGGGCTGAACTTTCAAGGAATCCTTGATAGTTCGATCTCGTTGCGCGTCTGCCGGAGTCATCTCTCTGCCCGCTGCCGCTACTGGCGTCGCATCGGGTGGCTGCGCAACTTCGCGTGACTGCATGTGGAGCCACGGCCAGTTCCAGAGCTGGCATGGACGACGGTTTAGCTTTCTCACCACCGGGTTGTCCGGTACGTCGTTGGGTCACGTCAAGTTGTGTAAAGAGCATTCCGGGATCACCCGAGGCATCGCTGCCTGTCGGTGCGCTGTGTTGCGCTTCGATGGGTGTAATTTAAGCATGCTGAATTTACAGGTCAAGTCTTTTTTTAAGCTTACTGAAATTTTATGGTGCGCGAGATCTGCCGTTTCGCCGCGCAGGGTCGGCTTGATAAACCTTAAGCCAAGCTATCGGTGGCTATTTGATATAGTCGTGGCGCCTAAGAATATGAGGGAGGGGCTATGAGAAATTGGATGATCGCTGCGTCGATGGTTTTAACGCTTGCCGGCTGCGGCCAGGGCGACCAGGGGCAAATTGAGCAGCTGCAGAAAGAAATAGCAGTACTGCAGGCCAAGCTCAAGACAGTAGAGACGGCGCTAGATGATGAGAGGAACGGAGCCGTGCGACTGCTAGCCGTCGCGAAAAACGAGCTAGAAAGCGGGGCGGCAGCAAAGGCAAAGCAGGCGCTTTTGGCCTTGGTGGAGCGCCATCCGGGCGCAGAGCAGGCTAAAGAAGCCAAGGCGCTGATCGCCGAATTGGATCGGAAGGCTGCGCAAATCGAAGAGGAAAAGCGAAGGGAGGAGGCTCGCAAGGCAGAAGAGCAGCGCAAGCTTATCGCCCGGGCCGAACAAAACCTTCGAAAAGAAGTAGATGAGGTGCGCGAAATCACCTGGCTCAGCCACAAGAAAGAGCCGGTCCTTGGCAAGAAGGTGTCTCTGTACTTCGGCACCAAAAACGGATCCGCCAGCACCTACCCATTGCGGATGAAGCTGCAATATTCAGCCGATGACTGGCTCTTCGTCCGAAACGTCACCGTCAAGGCTGGCGAGAAAACGATAGAGCTGCGCACTGGCAACTTCGAGCGCGATCACTCCAGCGGGACGATATGGGAGTGGGCGGATCAGCCGGTTACTGATTTCAAAATGCTGGATGAAATCCTAGCAAGACAGAAGGTAATTATTCGCTTCAACGGAAACCAGTACTACAGCGACTTTACGCTACCGGAATCCCAGAAGGCGGCAATGCGTGAGGTCCTGCTGGCATGGGAGCGGTACGGCGGCAAGCGTAGCTAGGCTATTGCACTGCGCCCGCTCAGCGGCGGGCTGCAGGTTGATCAGGAATCAGCAGGTCGAGCGAAAAGGTGCAGGCCGACCGGAAAAGCGCAGGCCGTGCAGGTGGCGGGGAGGAGGGCAGATACAAAAAGCCTCGCCGAAGCGGGGCTGGGTCAGGCGCAGGGCAACGGCTAGGCCCTGCGGTGCTCGATCTTCTCGCGAATGGCGGTCACGTTGGCGATGCTGGGGACTATATCGTTGGCGGCTGAGAGCAACCTCGATTCATCGGCGCGGGGCAGATCGGCGATGTCGCTGCAGACGATCATGGAGTCGAAGCGCGTGCCGGAAGCTTTGAGCTTCAGCAGGGTGATGGTGGTCAGGCGAGCCTTGTCCTTGCCGTTGACGCCGAAAACGAACAGAGGCCGAGCAGGCGCCTCTATGCGGTAATCCACCTGATAATCCTCGCCGCCCTCGAAGTCAGGCGTATAGCCCTCGGTCACGTCCTCGGCCGGCACTGTGGCTAGTATCGCCGCACGCAAGTCGCTGTAGAAGGTCGACTCCACGCGGCTTCGCGTCCACAGGGCAATGTCTTCGATGCGGCTGAGCCCCTGGCCGACGCGAAACATGCCGGCGATCAACTGGTCGGCGGGCACCTCGGCAAACAGCTCGCCATCGTCTTCCTGAAGCCCGTTCTCGGCTAGGATCGTTTCATAGAGGCGCAGACGGGGGGCCGGTGAGCAGCTTGGACAGGTCGTTCTCATAACTCAGGCGCATCATCGTCGAGGCCGCATCGGACAGCCGCCAGCCGGACCTGCTGCGCGATAGGTAAATACAGAACGAGTCACCGTCGCGCGCGGTCATCGGCAGGGAAACGGACACCATATCTCCGGACGAGCGAATGCCTACGTCCGCACAGAACGCGCTGCATAGGGTTTGCTTCAGCTCGGCCAGGTCGATCATAGGAGTGGTAACTGCGCCCCGTTATCGGTTTGTTCAGGGTGAACAGTATGGAAGCCAGTGATGTTCCAGTCCACCAATAGACAGCGAACAGCGCCCTCAAGGTCCGTGTACCTATCGGTGGTTTCGGCGTACTTTTCCGCCTTGTCGCCCAGCTCGATATAGCGCTGGGTGGCTCGATGGATGTGGCATTTGAAACGGATCAGCTCGCCGCCTTCCAGTGGGTTGCGGTGCTCGTGGTTGCTGCCGTTGTAGCGCGCCAGAGTGATGTCGCTGCCGCTGGGATGCTTGTAGATCAGCCCGCAGGAGTAGTTTTCCGGGTCAATCAGGTTCTGTCGGGTGTAGATCTCGAACCGGCTTGAGCCTGCTGCCGAGACGACTGAGTAGCCGGCCTGAACGGACTTGCGCTGCTCTTTACTCTTGGCTCTGGGGTTGGTGATGACTTTGGCCTCTGCGAGCAGCAGGGCTATTTCAAGATCTGTAATCATGCGCGCCTCCGTGCCAGCTACAGCAACTCCACCCTCGAGAACGCCACCCGAGAATGGCAGCGTTCCCATTCGCCCACATCCGCACCTTGCTCGGCGCCACGATGTGGCCGCCCCTCACATCGCCCGGCCATGCCCTAGAGCCCGGTTATCTTCGCGTCCACCACGCGCCCAATCAGCCGCCACTCGTCGTCCATCTCAACCTGGTTGAACGCTGGGTTGAGCGGCACAAGGTAGGCGGTTCCCGCGTCTCGCACGTACTGCTTGAAGGTGGTTTCGCCGTCGCGATGCTTGGCGATGTAGAACTTGCCGCTGATCACGTCGAAGCCTTCAGGGCGCACAAGGATCGGCGTATCTGGCGGAAAGCTGGGCGGTGTCTCCGAGGTCATCGACCTACCCTTTACTCTGAGCCAATATCCGTGCTCGCCAGCGTTCTCGGTTGACTCCAGCATCTCCTCGCCGTCGCCTGGGTAGTAGTTATCCGGCGACTCTGCTCGCTCGCCAGCAGCTACCCAGCTGATAAGAGGGTAAGCCCGCGGGGCGCGACGTGGCTGCAATGCGGGGGCGACGTTGGAGTGCTCGGCATTGCTCTCGATGCGCTCAGGGCCTTCTTCGATAGCAAGCCACTGGGCGCTGAAGCCAGTGGCTTTCGCCAAGGCGAACAAGTTTTCAGGCTTGAGGCTCTTGCTCTCGCCTGATAGCCACTGAGTCACGGCCGAGTTCGCAACGTTGCACTGGGCGGCGATCTCGCCTTTTTTGAGCCCGCTCACCTGGATGGCGCGGGCAATTCGTTCGTGTCGTTCCATAACACACATGTTAAGCATCCTGAATTTAAGCATGCACTGCGCTTAAGTAATTGCTTGACCTAGTAATTTAAGCATGCTGAAATTGCGGCAAGCTAACCCGAGGTTGAGCAATGAAGACTCAAGACGTGGCCGATTTCTTCGGCAGCAAGAAGAAGCTAGCGGACGCCCTCGGTATCCGCCCAAGCGCAGTAACCATGTGGGGGGAAACGGTTCCCGAATCCCGCCAGTACCAAATTCAGGTCCTGTCCCGGGGCAAGTTCAAAGCGGTTCGCAAGGCTCCAGTAGCTGCATAAGCGACATCCCTGTCAGTGGTTTCCATGGTTGTAAGTGTCGCCCCAGCTTGAAAAGGGCGCCACGCGAAAAACACAAGAGGTTCGCGAGATGGAAGTTTTTGAGCGTGCACTGCACGACGAAGTGATCGCAGAAGGCGGTACCGATCTGGCAAAGCGCATGGGCGTCAACCGCACCCGGCTGCTCGACTGCGCAAACCCAAATCGCGAAGAGCACCGCATGAACCTGCAGATGTTCGGCCAGATCCTTGCGCATGTCTCGGAAGAGGGTCGCCAGCGCGTTCTGCAGGCGCTTGTCGGCGAGTTCGGCTTTGAACTGGTAGCCAAGGAGCAGCCGAAGGCAGAACAGCTCACTAGCGCCGTCCTGCACATGCACTCCGAGGTCGCTGACGTGACTCGCGCCGTCACCGCAGCCCTGGAGGACGGCCATGTATCCCAAACCGAGAAAGCCTTGATCAAGCGCGAGATTGGGGAGGCTCAGCGAAGCCTCAACGTGCTGATCGAGTCGGTAAAGGTCGCCTGAGGCGCTTGGAAGGTTAAGGGGTGGCGAGATGATCGAGCAGAAAAACATCAGTCAGGTTCGCCTGAGCGTTCAAGCCCAGGCGGGGATTGCAGAGCTGCGTGGATTACTTGCCACGCTTAAACAGGTTTTTGAAGACGCCCCGAGCGTGGGCCTGGAGGTCTACCAACTCCTTTTCTGCGAGCGCGATCTGCTTCGCCCCGGCTTCATCGAGTTTCGCGGTATGGCCGCAGCCGGGACAGATCGTCTGGCTGTCTCGCTTCACGTCACCGACAGGCTGCGTGAACTGGTGGCTGCAGCTGCTGCAGGTGACCTCAAGGGGTTGCGCGTCAATGAGTGACATGTTCGGCCTCCGTGGGCTTTTCGTGTGGAAGCAAAAAGCTATCACGGATGCGCCGGGCACCCATACAGCCTGAATCGCAGGCACAAAAAAGCCCGGTGGGAAAGACCGGGCTCTTCAACAGCAACACAACTTGACGAGGCCAATTATGGCAGCACTACACACGATAAGCAAAGGGCGGTTGCGTATGCAGCTCCAACAAGCAGCAGGGGACGCTGTAGCGTACTACCCAGCCTTCCGAAGGGTGTTGGGGCTAAACGCTGCAGCCGCACAGTTTCTCTCTCAGGCGGTGTACTGGGCTGAGCGCACCAACGACGGTTGGTTCTACAAGACCGAAGCGGAATGGGAGGGCGAGATTGGTCTGGCTCCTGACGAGGTGCGCGATGCTCGCAGAAACCTGAAGGCGCTCGGCATTCTGGATGAGCAGCGTAAAGGCATCCCGGCCAAGATGTTCTTCCGCATTAACGCGGACGTACTGATGGCAGCGCTTGCTGGTGACGTGCAAGAGGTAACCCTTGAGCAAGTACTCACCATTCACCGCACAAAGCTGACACAGCTCTCCAAGACAGGCTGATGCGCGCAACCAAGCTTGGCGTGACCGCTGAGTACGTTGACTATGCGGCGGTGCTAGAAAAGCACGGCATGGTCTGCGGCTGCTGCGGCAAGGCCATCGTTCGCAGCCCCGGCAAGGGCGGTCAGCATCTCTCTTTCGATCACATCATCCCGCTTGCCGCTGGCGGCACCCATGTGTTCGCCAACCTCCAGCCGGCTCACGCTAGCTGCAACGGAGCCAAGGGCTCGAAGGTCTTGGCTAGCGCAACTAGAACCCTCTCCGTAGAGAAGTCTAGTTCTTCTACCGTAGTAGAACTTGAAGCTCTACAGAAGAAGCACAAGCAGTCTTCCGCTAAGCCCACTATTACAGAGACTACACAAGAGACTACAGCAGAGACTACTTCACTTGCGCTCGTCTCCGCTGACGCGGCGAGCAAGCGCCGGCCGAAAGCGAACGGTGAGGCTGAGCAGGCACGGCAAGAAGCCTGTCGCGCAATCTGGGGCTCGTATGCGCAGGCCTATGTCAACCGCTACGGCGCAGCGCCTGTTCGCAATGCCAAGGTCAACCGCCAGGTTGTCGATCTCTGGAAGCGGCTCGGTGCCGAAGCTGCTGCGGTCGCTGAATACTTCGTCTCGATCAACGATTCCTACCTGATCCGCAACTGCCACGACCTTGGATCGCTGCTGACCAAGGCCGAGTCCTACCGCACCCAGTGGGCTACTGGCCGCCAGATGAACGGCCGTACCGCCCGCCAGATTGAAGACACCCAGGCGAACCTCAACGCCGCGCAGGAAGCCGCTGCCCGCATCCGCGCCCGCGAAAACGGAGGTGTCCGCAATGACAACCCTTTCCTTCGCTGAGCAGGCGCAGCTCGCCGCCGCAATCGTTGCTACCGCAGAGACTCTTGGCCAAACCATGAGCGCGGCTGCGGCTGAGCTGATGGCATCAGACCTGTCTGAATACCCCGCGCCGGACATCATTGCCGCGCTGACAGCCTGCCGCCGAGAACTGACTGGAAAGCTGACACTGGCTGCGATCCTTCAGCGGGTACAGGCAGCTGATGGGCGCCCCGAGCCAAACGAAGCGTGGTCGCTGGCCCTGGCTGCGTCCGACGAGTTCGACAGCGTTGTCCTGACCGACGAAATCCAGCTGGCCCTCGGCGCCGCCCGCGCCATTCTCGACGCTGGCGACAAGGTGGGGGGCGCGCATGTCTTTCCTGTCCGCATACCAGCGCCAGGTTGATACCGCTCGCCGTGAAGGCAAACCGGTTAGCTGGAAGCTATCGCCCGGCTTTGATCAGCAGCGCCGCCTGATGGCCGTCGAGGAAGCTGGTCGCCTCGGTCGCCTGCCTGCCCCGGTCGTTCAGGAATACCGCGCCCAGCTGACCCACGAGCCTATCACTCAAGACGGTGCCGCCATCGCTGGGTTGATCACTGGCCGCGTCGCTATGCCGAACCCAGAAGTCCGCGCCAAGTTGCGACTGGTGAAAGAGGCGGTTGAAGAGAGCCAGGCCGCGAAAGAGAAAGCCCGCCTCGCTGAAATCAAGGTGACGCAGGAGCGTTTCGAGGCGAAGCGCGCGGCGCAGCTCAAGGCACTCAAGGAACTGGAGGCCAAGGCATGAACCACAACTTCAAGCCAGGCGATCTGGCGCTGGTGATCAGCAGCGGCGAAGAAGAGCTGATCGGCAAGACAGTTGAAGTTCTTGAGGTTTTGCTCGACAGCCAGAAGGAGTACGAGGCGTACGGGTGCATTCATGAGGGCGATGCAGACGGCTCTCCATCTGCCTTCGTCGACTTCGGTGGCGCTAATGATGTCTGGCTCTTCTCCCAGAAAAACCTCATGCCCCTTCGCGGCGACTTCCAGCCCGAGCGCCAGAAGGAAAGCGAGGTGCCGGCATGACCTCATCCATCGGCACCCGCCGAATCCACGACAACGGCATCTGCTGCCCGACTACCTGCGACATCTGCCTGAAGCCTCGCAACAACGGCTCGCACCGTTCCTGCGCCAAGGTTCGCCAGCGCATATACGCCGCCCCGGCACAGCAGCGCCTGGCCGTTCTGGCTCTCCAGAAGCAGGGCTTCCGCCCTCAAGCAATCACCGGGGCAGGCATAGGCCTATCCCGCGGCAATGACCATCGCGTCGTCTGTGCTGACGGAAGCACCCAGCGCGGCGTAGGAGCGAAACGATGAGCGACCACATGGAAATCACAGCCGCCTTCGAGCAGGCCCGCACCGCTCCCGACGTAACAGACCGCGCCTCTGGCCTAGAGGAAGCGGATCGCATCGGTGGCGTGGCGCTGGTGCGTGAACGGCTGCAGGGGCAGGGTGCTGAGGAATGCGAGGAGTGCGGCATTGAGATACCCAAGGCGCGCCGCAAGGCTGCGCCGTGGGCGGTGTGCTGCGTGGACTGCCAGGGGCTGAGGGAGCGTCGCCATGGCTGACCATCTGGAGGTTCTTCGTCAGTACAACGCCTGGCGTCGGGGTGACGACGAGCGCGCATTTTGCGAGACCGGGCTGACGCCGGCCCAGATCGGTCAGGCCATCGACGCGGCTATTGCTGAGTGTGAGTTTCGTCGTGCGGCGATGGGTGAGGAGGTGGCGAATGGCTAAGGCGCCGAAGCCCATGCCGGTCTACCTGACCCTGCGCAAGATGATCGACCCGGCCACCGGAAAGGAGCGCGCCGCATTCGTGGCCGCTTCAGAGGCCGACGCATCGCTGATGGCCGAGCGCGGATTCAAGCTCAACGCCAAGGTGCGCGCCGACATCAAGCAGCCCCGCAACGAGCGTTTCAACCGACTGGTTCATGGCCTTGGGCGCGTACTGGCCCAGAACATCGACCGCTTTGCCGGTATGCAGGCCCATGCAGCCATCAAGGAGCTGCAGGCCGAATCGGGCGTGTACTGCGACAGGGAGGAGTTCGATATTCCGGGGCTGGGCCGACTGAGCCGGCAGGTTCCGCAAAGCCTCGCGTTCGATTCGATGGGCGAGGAGGCATTCCAAGACTTCTGGCGCCAGTGCTGCGCGTATCTGGTGAAGACCGATTGGCCGACGCTCACCGAAGAGCGCCTGACCGAGATGGCCGAGTTCGAGACGTTCCGGGAGGTGGCATGAGCCGAATAGTCAGCAAAAAACTGCGCGATTCGGCTCGCGGCCAGTCCTGCACCCTTCGCCTTCCTGGCTGTGGATTCGATGACGGAACAGTCGTTCTCGCTCATCTGCCGTGCGGCCAGAAGGGAATGGGAATGAAGGGTCCTGACCAGATTGCCTGCTTCGCCTGCGACCACTGCCATTCCGTACTGGATGGCCGCCGCAAGGGCGAAATCACCGAGGGCGACATGCTGCGCGCCCTGGCCGAAACACAACTGATCTGGCTCCGCGACGGGCTGCTGACCGTTAAGGGGGCGGCATGAAGACCTGCCCCATCGACTCCACCCACAAGACAACGGCCTTCAGCAGCCGGCAGACCCTGTACTGCCACGACTGCCGCAAGGAACACCCATGGCCGCTAAAGCCCGGCCAGATACCCCTGATCGCAAACAACAGAGCAACGAGGAAGCCGCAATGACCATCAAACCAAAACACGTATTTGCCGACCTGCTGTCCGTCGGCCTCAGCGCGGCCCTCGCCTTTGGTTCCGGGGCGCTGCAAGACTTCGCCTTTTACGTTCTGCTGGTGTTCGTCTCGCTGGGCTGGCTGGCCCTGCTCTGTGTTGGCGTCAAGGGTGAGGCCGCTGAGACGATTCGCGACCGAGTGTGGTGGAGCGGCTTTCTATCGGTCGTGCAGATATCGGCATTGATCTTCTCCGGCCACCCGGTGCTGGCCGCATTCAGCCTGGTTCTTTCGATGCTCATTGTTGCATCGGCTTTCAAGGAGCAGCAGGCATGAAGGCCCATCAGATCCTCGAAGCCGGCCTAGGCCACATGAAGGACCGCTCTGCCACCTACGACAAGCCAGCCGGCGAGCGGAGCATGGGCGCCACGGTTGACGCATTCCGCGCCATCACTGGCCACGACCTCACCGAAGAACAGGGCTGGCTCTTCATGGGCCTGCTCAAGATGGTTCGCAGCCAGCAAGGCGGGTTCCGCGCTGACAACTACGAAGACCTGGCCGCATATGCCGGCCTGCAGGGTGAGGCCGCATGGGCTGAGCGCGCGAATCAGGACTTCGGCCAGCAGAACACCATCGACTGCCGCACGGATGCCGAGAATGTACAGCAGCCCGGGCCGGCTTGGACGCTTGAGGCGAGACGCTGCCTTGTGTGCTTCGGTGAACACGGAAGCGCGCCTTGCCCGCAAACCCGCATCACTGCATCAGTAGTCAACGACCCGCGCACTGTAGTCGGCCTGGACTTGTCGTTCCCGACCGAGAAGCACATGAACTTCGCGCCGGCGTGTGAGCACGTTTTTGACATAAACGGCTGGCGTGAGGCGGAGGGAGGAAGCAAGCAGTGGTTCAGTAAGTGCTCGAAATGCGGAGTCGAGGTGGACAGTGAATGACTTCCTCTGCGGCGAGGCGTGGATTAACAGCGGAAGGCCTGACTGCCAAGGCCAATGCGGAAGCGCTTGCCCTGGTAATCGCGGACAAGATGCGGGAGCGCTGCAAGCCAATGGGACTGCCGAAGTGGCGCCAGTGGGTATCGGCCGAGCTGTCGAGGATGAGCCCGCTGCTCCGGTTGATGGTGCGCGCTGCGCTGGAAGCGAAGGCGAGGGGGAGTAGATGATCCAGGTGATGAACGATATCGCGATGATCTTTGGCTATTCGGTTATGGCAGGCCTCGTCTGCTGGCTGTTCATCACCGAGTCAGAGTTCGCCCTGCGCGACGACGTGAAGAAGTTGATCTTCTTCGGCATTGGCCCGGTGTGGTTCCGGATATCCGAGACGGGGCCTCTCTACTCCAACATGCGGGAGATTGGTTTTCGGCTATTCAGCTGCGGCGATTGGGCGTTTGGCCTGTCGATGCCGCGCTGGCTGGGCAAGCTGGTTCGGAGGGTGGGTCTGTGACCGCCATCACCTTGCCGTTCCCACCGAGCAACAACACCTACTACCGCCGCGTTGGCGCCAAGACGCTGATCAGCGCCAAGGGGCGGGAGTACTGCGCCGCGGTGGTGAAAGCGTGCGCCGAAGCCAAGGTGACCAGGCAGGACGGGCGTTTGGCTGTGGTGATAGAGGCGTGCCCGCCCGACCGCCGCCGCCGTGACCTCGACAATCTGCTCAAGGGGCTTTTGGACGCACTCACCCACGGCGGAGCCTGGGAAGACGACAGCCAGATCGACCATCTGACCATCAAAAGAGGCCCTATCAAGGCCCTAGGGTGCGTCGAGGTGACCATTTCAGAGATAGATGGGGAGGCAGCCTGATGGCCGCACGCAAGCACGACGACGAGACAATCAAGGCCGCGCTGACTGGGCGTACTGTGGCTGCCGCCGCAAAGATCCTGAATCTGCATGAGCGCCGGGTATGGGAGCACAAGGCTCGCTTCGCGCGTGAAGGCTGGAGCCCGGAGCATGGGCTGACAATCGGCGCGCCTGAGACGTTCCTGCTCTCCAAGCTGACCGTGCAGCGCGGCAAGAACGGCGAGATCGAAAAGACTTGGCCGAGATATTCGCCTGACATGGTGAAGCAGATGGCCGCCATGCGGGCAACCGTTGCGGCAATGCAGGAAGAGCTGAAGGCAGAGAAAGCGCTGCCGGCACCGCTGCACACCCTGGCGCACCTCCTCAACTGCTACGTCATCACCGACTACCACTTGGGCATGAATGCCTGGGCAGAGGAAACGGGCGCAGCATGGGACATGAAGATTGCCGAGGAAACTCTGGTGGGCTGGTTTGGTGCAGCCATCGCTCAGGCGCCGGACTCACATACCGGCGTATTCGCTCAGCTTGGGGATCTGCTGCATTGGGATGGCATCCAAGCGGTGACTCCGACATCCGGCCACGTCCTTGACGCTGACACCCGGTTCCAGAAGCTGGTCCGCGTGGCAATCAGTGTCATTCGCCGCGTGACGGCCATGCTGCTGCAGAAGCACGAGCGCGTCGTTCTCCTGATGGCCGAGGGCAACCACGACTTGGCGTCGAGCGCCTGGCTGCGTGAGCTGTTCGCGGCCCTGTACGCCGACGAGCCCCGCATCGAAGTTATCACCCGGCCCGATCCCTACTACTGCATCGAGCACGGTCGCACGTCGCTGTTCTTCCACCACGGCCACAAGAAGCGCATGGACTCGCTCGAAACGGTATTCATCGCCAAGTTCCGCGAGGTTTTCGGCCGCACCAAGCACAGCTACGCGCACACAGGCCACCTGCATCACAACGTCCTGCGCGAGACGAACACCATGCAGATCGAGCAGCACCGCACCCTGGCCGCGCCAGACAGCCACGCAAGCCGCGGAGGATGGATGAGCGGACGTGACGCCAAGGTCATCACCTACCACAGCGAGCACGGTGAAGTGGGGCGCATCATTGTTTCGGCCGACATGGTTAGGGGAGCAGCAGCATGATCTATCAGAACGTGGTTTCCGCAGTAGTGCGCGCCCTGGCGAGCGAAGTGATCAACTCGGCTGGGGGCTGCGATTTTGAGCCAAAGGTGCAGGCCGCTCGTGTGCCGGGCGCCATCTGCGGCAAGGAAGAGGCTTTCCTGACTGACTGCTGGGTGCATGGCCGTCTGCACAAGGCGCTGCCGGTTGGCCTGTGGCTGGCTCTCGTCGCGAAATATTCGACACATCTGGAGCGCAAGCACGACGCAATGATGGCTCTGGCCGGCTCGGTGAAGTCTCCAGCGCCCGAGCGGTTCGTTCAGTGTGCCGTAGCGACGTGGGCATTCCCGAAGCTGCCGGGTGTGGAAGGCAAGCGCAGCACGAGTGTTCTGCCGACTGCGTGGTACGAAATTAACAACTGGGACGATGGCGGCAAGCCAGACTCCACGCTCTACCGTTGGCGCTCAGCGATCCGCCGAAGCCTAGAAGATCAGGTGAACGAAGCGTTGATTCGTGCGCAGGAAATACTCGACCGCGAAGGCCTGATCCGCTGCGCCGCGTAAGGTATAATCATCATGCGTGGCTAGGCTTAGCGGCCGAAAAGGAGTTGTCTCACTCCCTGCCACGTCATCACCTGAGACTCATCGAATAGGAGACGTTCGATATGCTCACTCAAGAGCGACTGAAAGAAGTTCTGCACTACAACAAGCACGTTGGCGTTTTCACGTGGCGGGACAAGTCCAATCCCAGGACATACGGCAAAACTGCCGGTGTTGTGAATCGTGGGCGTGGATACATTACGATCGGCATCGATTACGAGCACTACACCGCACACCATCTCGTCTGGCTTTGGCATCACGGCTATATGCCTGCAGGACAGATCGACCACATAGATGGTGACCGCTCAAACAACCTGCTGAGCAACCTGCGCGAAGTGTCGCAGGAGCAGAACTCAATGAATATGAAGCGCAACGCACTCAACACCAGCGGAGTGAAGGGCGTCCATTGGGACAATCAGAGGAAGCGTTGGGTTGCGGTGATAAAGAACAAGGAGCAGTACCTGTTCCGCAAGGCCTTCAAAAATCTTGAGGACGCAGAGCGAGAGATAAAGGCCGCTCGTGAAGCCTTGCATGGAGAGTTCACGAATCATGGCGTGCATCGGTACGAACTCGAAGAAGCGCTTGACTAGAGTAATAAAGTGATAGAAGATACGGCTATCTTTGTCATTTCACGCGTTGAGATGGCCGAGAGCAGGTGAGTGCGCAGGCTGATGCGCAAGTGTAAGACCTGATGGATTGCGGGAATCGTGGCCGGTAAAGTGAGTAAGCGCCCAGATGGCCACGGCGAGTCCAATAATAAGCGGCTGAAACCTTCGCCCCAGTGAAACTCTGGTGTCACTAAGGCCGCTAATAGTCATGCCGGAGATCAGCACCGGCCACCTGCATTAAGTCAGCATGCGATGGGTTAAGAGAGGGTGGCGAAAGCCATCAAGCCGAAAGGCCCGGATCCTCTCTCCATGGGCTGGCCAGCGGGTCGCGACGACGCGGCCGCCGTCGAGCAACTGCACCGTGAAGCGGTCGACGGGTTGAGACACGGCGAGGCGTGTGACCGAGGCAGCGTAATGGCCTCCCCGGATACGGTAACCGGAAATACAACCTCTGCATCTCTGATGCAGACCAGAGCCCTGACTTCGGTCGGGGCTTTTTCGTTCTTAGGCCCACCCCGAGCACCACCGCGAAACGCCCGGATTTACTGGCGTGGCGGTGTGAGAACGGATGATTTAGGCCCATCTGCGCACCACCAGTTTCCGGGCATCGCAAACGGCAGCTTGAAGGGCTCGCCACCCTGCGCCCAACCCAATCCCCGGCCTGCTTGCGATCGGCTACGCGCCACACGCAGCACACTGCGCGACCTGATAACAGGTATCGCCCCGCAGACGTGCGGGGAATCGGGCTCTACACCTTTCGGCCTCGCCTAGTGCGGGGCTTTGTTATTTCTGGAGCATCGCATGACTCAGGATTACATCGGCACCAAGCAGATCACCGCATGGGAGCAGGACAAAGACGGCCAGTCCGGATATGCGGTGAAGTATGCCGACGGCTACGTGAGCTGGAGCCCGAGGGAGGTATTCGAGGCCGCTTATCTACCGATGGGTCATGTTGGGCATTTGCCTCCGCACCAACAGCGAGTGATTGGCGAGAAGGTGCAGCTTGACGACAAGGTGCAAAAGCTCAACGGCTTCATCGGCACCGAGTTTTTCAAGACTCTGCCGGACGCCGAGCAAGATCGATTGCTTCGCCAAGCCATGTCCATGCGTGACTACGCAACAGTTCTGGAAGAGCGCATCGACGCCTTCTAACCCTATTCCGGCCCCGCGCCTGCCTCTTTGCCCTCAGGCGGATGGCAGCTGCGTGTGAGGCCGGACCAAACACCAACGAGACTCCACTATGACCGACAGCCATCACGAGGCCGGACGCTCCGTGCCCGAAAGGGTCGGTGCTCTGGAGCAAGACATGCACCTGGTCAAGCACAGGCTTGATCGCTTCGACCGGCACCACGAAGACCTCCCGATGCGGGTGGGGCGCCTGGAGCTGATAGCACAGACACAATCCGAACTGCTCAAGTCCTTGGATGTGAACGTGCGGGAGATGGGCAAGAAGGTGATGTACGGCCTCGGCGCTGCCGGCGCGATCATTTCCGTGGTGCAGATCGTTGGGCCTCATCTGTTGAGAGCGGTCACGTCATGAACCTGATTCCCGAATGGCGCAAGTGCTGGCGTCTCACCAGTGTGCAGCTCGCCATCCTCACCGCAGTGCTCAACGCAGCTGCAGGTGCATGGGTAGCGTTCGAGGGCCACATCAGCCCCGTCGCATGGGCCAGCGTGAACATGGTCCTCGGTGTGGCTATGGCTATCGCCCGGGTGGTGTCGCAGCCGAAGGTCACTGGAGAGCAGCAATGAAGCAGCAGCCACCATGGATTCATCGCGCAGGCGACGGCCGCGGTGTCCGCAAGGTGTTCCTTGATGGGGAAGAGATCAAGATGGCTGTCTTCGCCGACCAGAAGCGCGGAATCGTTGATCGCTATCGCCAGCCCTTGAAGATCCATAGCCGCGATGAGCGCCTCATTACTGAGCGCCTGCATGGTCGCGTGGAGGTTGTATGGCAAACGTCCAGCTAGTGGCCGTCGTCAAGATTCGCTGGTGGCTGCGCCTGTATCTCGCCGGAGTGGTTGCAGCCTCTCGCATCACTGGACTTGGCCCGGATTGGCAAAAGGTCAGTCAGTGGATTCGGCGCGGCACAGTGATTCGCTTCAAGGCGGCACAGTGAAACGCCTCCACGCCATCCTCATCATCACCTGGCTAGGCATCTGCATCGCCTGCCTCTGTGCAGGGGAAATGGGGGAAGCGGCTAGACGGTGATGGAAACGCAATAGAGGTTCCTCGCATGAGCTTAACCCTGAAGCAGGAGGCCTTTTGCTCGGCCTACCTGGAGACGGGGAATGCCAGCGAGGCCTACCGAAGGGCGTACAACGCCGAGAACATGAAGGCCGGCACCATTGCGGTGAAGGCCAGCGAGCTACTGGCGAACGGTAAGGTCGCGGTAAGACTGGCTGAGATGCGCCAGGCAGTTGCAGAGCGCAACCAGATCACGGTCGATGACCTGCTGCGTGAACTGGAAGAGGCCCGCGTTAAAGCGCTGAGCTGCGAGAACCCCCAGTCATCTGCAGCGGTAAGCGCCACCCTCGGTAAGGCCAAGCTGCTCGGCCTAGATCGCCCAGATCTGAGTCTTGATCTTGAAGCAAAGCGCCTAGGAATCGAAAAGCTGCGCCGCGAACTGGAAGACCCGAATCAGGGCTTGCCTGAGCCGAAGCAAGTCATCATCGGGGTGGAAGATGCAAGCGACCCTGAAGCTGAATAAGCCGCAGTTCGAATTCATCAGCCACCCGAAGAAGTTCTCTGCGTTCGTTGGTGGGTATCGAAGCGGCAAGACGTTCGTAGGCTGCGTGCGGCTGTGTATCAACGCACTGGAGCACCCTGGCATTCCGCAGGGCTACTTCGCGCCGACCTATCCGCAAATCGCGGACATCTTCTACGACACGATCCCGGGCGTTGCTGAGGCCTTCGGGCTGTTCGCCGACATCGTGCCGAGCAACAAACGTGTGCATCTTCGCGACTCGAAAGGCCGCTGCCTGTCGACGATCGTCTGCAAGAGCATGGAGCACCCTGGCCGCATCGTCGGCTTCAACATCGCGCACGCACTGGTCGACGAGATCGACTGTATGCCGATCAAGAAGGCCGACAGCGCCTGGAAGAAGATCATTGCCCGTATGTCTACCGTCTGGCCGACCCGCGGAGAGAACACCATCGACGTGACGACCACGCCGGAGGGGTTCAACTGGGTATATCGCAAATTCGTCAAGGAGCTGGCCGCAAACCCAAGCCAGCGCCCGCTGTACGGCATCGTCCATGCCAGCACACGGCAGAACGCGAAGAACCTGCCGAAGGACTACATCCCGTCGCTGCGTGAGTCGTACCCGGCCAATCTGGTCGACGCCTACATTGACGGCCAGTTCGTCAACCTGGTCAGCGGATCGGTCTATCCGAACTTCTGCCGGCGGCTAAATCACACCGACGAGACGATTCGGCCGGGTGAGGAGCTGCATGTCGGGATGGACTTCAACATCAATCGGATGGCGGCCTGCGTGTTCGTCATTCGTGACGGTGAGCCGCGGCAACTTGATGAACTGACCAGCCTATTCGATACGCCGGCAATGATCGCTGCGCTACTTGAGCGATTCCCCGGCCACAAGATCACCGTGTACCCGGACGCCAGCGGTAAGAACCGCAAGAGCGTCAACGGCAGCGAATCGGATCACAGCTTGCTCAGGCAGGCCGGCTTCACGGTCCGCGTCAACCCGGCAAACCCGATGGTTCGTGACCGCGTTCTGGCCGTTAACGCCATGTTCCTCAATGGCGACGGTGTGCGGCGACTCAAGATCAACACCGACAAATGCCCGGTCACCACCCAGGTGCTCGAGCAGCAGGCATACAACGAGCACGGAGAGCCCAACAAGGACGGCACGGAAGACCCGGCCGATGCCTTCGGGTACTTCGTCGTTCACCGCTTCCCAATCATAAAACCGGCCAAGCCGCAGACAAAATCACTACGGATGTAACGCCAATGAGCAACGACCCAAGCCAAACGATCCCGGCCGTGGACGCCATGCGCGAGGATTGGGCCATCGTTGCGCCGCTGATGGGCGGCACGAAGGCTATGCGGGCCGCCGGGCGTGCTCTGCTGCCTCAGTACCCGGCCGAAGAGGACGACACCTATAAGGAGCGCCTGCGCCTCTCCACGCTGCTGCCGGCCTACGCCGAGACGGTCAACAACATGACCTCGCGGGTGTTCGCTGAGCCTCTGCAGCTGGGCGACGACGTTCCTGACCGCCTGGCTGAACTGTGCGAGGACATCGACCTTGCCGGCAACGACCTCAACAGCTGGTCGGTTGACCTGTTCCGCCACGCGCTGAGCCATGGCCTCTGTCACGTGCTGGTTGAGTACCCGCGTGCTGAAGGGCTCCGCACTCGCGCAGACGAGATCGCTGCAGGTGTTCGCCCATACGCCGTGATGATCCGCCCCGAGCAGGTGCTGGGATGGCGCGTCGAGGCCGGCAAGCTCGTGCAGTTCCGCTACATGGAGTCGATAGAGGAGGCAGACGGCGAGTTCGGCGTGAAGTCTGTCGCCCAGGTGCGAGTCCTGGAGCCTGGCGTGTGGCGCACCTACCGCAAGGCCGACAATGGCGGTGCATGGGTGCAGCACGACGAAGGCGCTACCAGCCTTGCCTATGTCCCGCTGGTGACCTTCTACACCGGACGCACGGGCTACATGACGGCTCGCCCGTCGCTGATCGAGCTGGCACACCTCAACGTCAAGCACTGGCAGTCCCAGAGCGATCAGGACAACCTCCTGCACGTCGCCCGCGTGCCGCTGCTGTTCATGTTCACCGATGACGAGCAGTTCCAGCTGGTCATCAGCTCCGGCAGCGCGACCCGCATGCCGAAGGACGGCGACGCGAAGTACGTCGAGCACACCGGTGCCGCGATCAATGCAGGCCGCGAGGCGCTGCAAGACCTGATCGAAGAAATGCGCATGGCCGGCGCCAAGCTGCTGCAGAAAGACAAGCAGCAGACCAAAACGGCGACCCAGGCGAACGAAGAGGCAGCGCAAGAGCTGTCCCCGCTGGCTCGCATGGCCAACCAGTTTGCAGATGCAATCGCGCAGATGCTGCAGATCATGGCCGACTACCTCGCCCTGGGTGACGGTGGCACGGTCGAGGTGCGCGGAAACTTCGATCAGGACTGGGCGCCGGAAGTATCGGTTCCGCAACTGCTGCAGATGGCAAACTCCGGCAAGCTCAGCGACGAAACCCTGTTCGCTGAGATGCAGCGCCGCAACATCATCAGCGATGAGTACGACTGGGCGGACGAGCTGGAGCGAATACAGAATCAAGGGCCGGCCCTTGGGGGGATGTGATGGCAACGGCGAATGACAAGATCGTCGACGCAGCGATCAGCCATCAGATCGGGCTGCAGCGCTACGGAACCGGGGTGGTTCGGCGCGTAATGGCGATCCTGAATCGAGTCGACGCCGACCTGTTTGCTCAGATGGTCATCGCCCTTGAGAAGATGCCGCCCGAGTCATTCACCGTGCAGCGCCTTGATCAGCTGCTTGTCGAGGTCAATAGGCTGAATGCCGAGGCGTACAGGGCCGCTGGAGAGGAGCTAGACAATGCCCTGCTAGAGCTGGCCGGCTATGAGGCTAGTTATCAGCACAAGATGCTGCAGAGCGTCCTGCCTGCCCAGGTTGCCGAGGCCCTTACATTGGCCACGGTGCCGGCGAATCAGGCTTACGCCGCAGCAATGGCCAGGCCATTTCAGGGCAAGCTGCTTCGCGAAGCCTTAAAGGACGTGGAAGCCGCTAAGGCAATCCGCATTCGTGATGCAATCCGGATGGGGTTTGTCGAGGGCGAGACGATCAGTCAGATGGTTCGCCGGCTGCGTGGCACGCGCACCAATGGCTACGCTGACGGACTGCTGGAGATCGACCGGCGCGGCGCTGAGGCTTTGGTGCGTACCGCAGTCAACCATACCGCCAACTATGCCCGCCAGGCGGTGTTCGAGGCAAATGCCGACATCGTGAGAGAGTGGCTTTTTTTTGGCGACCCTCGACGGGAGAACCAGCGCTTCATGTCGCGCCCTATCGCAGAAGACGTTCAAGATTGGAACAGGGCCGCAGCCCCCCAGGCACTGGAATTGCCGCAGCACCTCGGTTCCCGTGCTCAAATCGGCATGGGAGGCTCTGGGGCTGAGCAAGGACGAGATAACCATCGCCGATCAAGCGAGTATGGACGGGCAAATTCCTGGCGACATCAGTTATGGGCAATGGCTGAAAGGGAAACCCGCAGGCTTTCAGGACGAGATATTAGGCCCGGTCAGAGGGAAGTTGTTCAGGGATGGCGGCCTGGAGCTTGACCGATTTGTTGATCGTAATGGGAAGGAGTATACGATTGCCGAGCTCAGGAAAAGAGATTCCGAAGCGTTCGGAAAAACAGGGCTATAACGCTATAATGACGAAGCCCGGAGTGCGCTAACACTGCCGGGCTTCTAACCAAGCCAACCTGTTCGGAGGTCAACGTGGCTGACAGCATTCTATCCGGTTCCGGGATTTACGCCATACGCAACAAGCAGAGCCAAAAGTCCTACATAGGCTCCGCTGTAAATATTGATCGCAGACTTAAAGAGCATCGGCAGAGGTTGAAGGCTGGCGCCCACCATTCCCCGAAGCTACAAAGAGCATGGGCTAAGTATGGCGAAGATTGTTTTGAGTTCGTCCTGCTTGAGCGAGTTGAGATCAACGACCTGATAGCTCGTGAGCAGTTCTGGATGGATCATCACGGATCAGCCTTGCATGGTTACAACGTATGCCCTGTGGCTGGAAGCATCCTTGGCGTGAAAAGATCTGCTGAGACGCGCGCAAAAATGTCAGCGTCTCAGGCCCGCAGGGTGTTTGCTCCGCTATCTGATGAACACAAGAAGAGTATCTCGTTAGCCCTGAAGGGGCGAAGCAAATCCCCAGATACGAGAGCCAAGCTTTCAGCGGCGCATAAAGGGAAGACCGTTTCTGCTGAAACAAGAGCAAAGCTTTCTGCTGCCACCCTTGGGATGAAGCACACAGAGGAAGCCAAGAGCCGAATAGGTGCTGCGGCTAAGGGGCGAGTTAAGTCTGAGGCTGAGAGGGCAAACATTTCAGCTGCTAGGGTTGGGAGAATATTTGGCCCTCTAACAGAAGAGCACAAGCGAAACATATCCAAGGCCAGTAAAGGCCGAAAGCAAACACCAGAAAGCGTAGCCAAGCGCGTCGCAACTAGAAAGCGAAATGCTCTTGCGAAGCAGGCGATGCAAGCTGCTTAAGCGATAGGCTGCGTCAACCAATAACGCAGCAACCAGCAAACCACACTACAGCCCGCCATTGAGCGGGCTTTCTCGTTTCTGGCGCTGGCAAAGCTGGCGTCTTCACCATGCGGCAAGGCCGTTAATCGTCCCAAGGGGATCAACTCATGTTTCAACGCAAATACGTTCTGATGCAGGAAGCTGGCGAAGGCGGAGAGGGCGGTGGCGGCCAAGGGCCAGAAATCACTCCTGAAGTCCAAGCTCTTATCGATGCTCAGGTAAGCGCGGCTGTCAGCGGCTTGAAGGCCAAAAACACCGAGCTACTTGGCAAGGTCCGGGAGTCCAGCGAAAACCTGAAGCGGTTCGATGGGATCGACCCTGACGCCGTGAAAAACATCCTGCAGCGCTTTTCGGACGATGAAGAGGCCAAGCTGATCGCGTCCGGCAAGATCGATGAGGTCTTGAACAAGCGCACCGAGCGTATGAAGGCAGGTTTCGAAAAGGAGACCGCCAAAGAGCGCCAAGCTCGCGAAGCAGCAGAGCAGCGCGCTGAAAGATTCACCCGCCGAGTCCTTGAGAACAGCATCCGTGCCGAAGCGAGCGCTGCCGGTATTCACCAGCACGCAATCGAAGACGCCCTGTTCCGCGCCGGCTCGCTTTTCACCCTGGATGACGAGGGAAACCCCGCCGCAGTGGAAGGCGCGTTCGGCAAGGACGGCAACCCGCTCACCATGAAAGAGTTTTTCGCCGAAATGAAGGAAAAGGCCCCGCACTGGTGGCCGGCTACTGCAAACGGCGGCGGCGCTCCTACTGGTGGCGGTCAACCCCCCCAAGACAAAGGGCAACTTCGGTGGCAGCCGCGAAGAGCGATTGGCAGCCATCAAGGCCCAAACCGCCAACGCATAAGGAGGCCCAATGGCCCTTTCCGATATGAAGGTATTCAACGAATACCTCAAAAACACCACCATCGAAACCCTGGCACAGGACGTTGAGAAATTCAACGCTGCCTCTGCCGGCGCTATCCGCCTGACCACTCAGGGCATCGACGGCGACTTCCTGCAAGAATCCTTCTGGGCTGGCCTGCATGGCGCCCAGCGTCGTGTCGATCGCTACGCCGCCAACGGCGCCCAGTCGGCAACCGCGCTCTCCCAGAAGCAGTACGACGCTGTCAAGGTGGCCGGTGGCTTTGGTCCGATCCTGTGGGAGCCCTCGCAGCTCTCCTGGATTCAGAAGAGCCCGGAAGAGGCGCTGGAAGTCATCAGCCGCAACCTGTCCGAGGCAATCGTGGCGGATCAGCTGAACACCGTAATCGCCGCCCTGGTCGCTGCTATCAGCAACCAGGCCGCTGCCGTGAACGATGTTTCCGCAACCGCTGGCGTCACGTACGCAGCCATCAACGCGGCTCACGCCAAGTTCGGCGACGCCTCCGGCCGTCTGGTTGCGCAGGTAATGAACGGCGTGACCTTCCACGACCTCATCGGGAAGAACCTCACCAACGCGCAGCAGCTGTTCCGTGCTGGCGACGTGACGATCGTCGATATCCTCGGCAAAGCCGTCATCGTGACCGACTCCCCGGCGCTGTACTCGGCCGCGGTTGCCACCCCAGCCGCTCCGGCCAAGCAGCGCGTGCTGTCCCTGGCCGATGGCGCTGGCATGGTGATGGACGGTTCCGACCTGATCACCAATATCGAGACCAGCAACGGTAAGGGCCGCATCGAGACGACCTTCCAGGCAGACTATTCCTTCGGTCTGGCGTTGCGCGGCTATACCTGGGACACCGCCAACGGTGGCAAGTCTCCGACCGACGCCGAGCTGGCCACCGGTTCCAACTGGGATCTGGTCGCCGACTCGATCAAGGCTTCGGCCGGCGTCATCACCATCGGCGACGCTTCCCTGTAACCGATAGGGGCGGGCTCCGGCTCGCCCCGTTTCTCTGGAGGATGAAATGTCCGAGCAGAAGATTGCATACGTTGAACATCCGGTCACACCGGAACGGAAGGCTGAGCTGCGTGCTCAGGGCTTCAAGATCATCGACGCTCGATTCAAGCCGGTCGACGTGGAAGGCGAGCCGGAAACAGGTGGCGCCGGCCGCAAGCCTTCCCACGGCCTGCGCATCGATGACATCAAGGCGAAGTTGACTGAGAAGGGCATCGCCTTCGAGGACGGCGCAGAGCGCGCTGAACTGGCCAAGCTGCTCGACGAAGCACCTCAGGGATAAGCCATGACCGAGTACATCACCATCGCGCAGGTCGACGGCCTGCTGGGGTCTGCATGGACCACCGAAGACAAGAAGGCCCGCGCGGTGCTGATGGCTAACACCTGGCTGACGGAGCGGCTTTCTGTGACGTTTACGGACGTTCCTGATGCCGTCGTGCAGGCCGGGGCGGAAATCGCTCAGCTTGCCGCGTCTGGCGGGCTGTATGCGGCCCAGGAGCGTGAGGCGACGAGCACTAGCGTAACCGCAGGCCCTGTGCAGTCGAGCAAGACCTTCAAGGAAGGCAGCAAGGCCCTGTCCGCTGCCGAGTCATTCGCGCTGGCATTGATCCGCCCATGGGCCGGCTCAAGCCAGATTCGCCTAGTGAGAGGCTGACATGGCGCTACGCGACGAGATCCTGGCCGGCGCTGCCGAGGCCCTTGCTGTAGTCGAGGAGATCGGCGAGCTGATCACCCTCACGCTCGTGCAGCCGGGTAGCTATGACCCGGTGACGGGCGAGAACACGCCTGGCGCCACGCTGACGCAAACAGTTCGCGCCGTGCTCGACAACTACAGTCCGCAGTCATCCGGCACGCAGTATGCCGACGGCACCATGATCAAGCGCGACGACAAGAAGTTTTTCTTCGGCGCAGCTGGTCTGGAATGGGCGCCAACGCTTGAGACGACGATTACCGCAGCCGGCCAGGTGTGGCAAATCGTCAGCATCGTGACGCTGAATCCGACAGGTGACGTGCTGGCCTACGAGGTCCAGGGGAGGTGCTGATGAGCTTCGCAGACGACATGCGCCGATTCACGGAAAAGACGATCACCGCGGGCGACAAGATCACGCGTACTGCCACGCTGGATTTATTTGGCGGCGTGATCAGAGCAACGCCGGTCGACACTGGCAGGGCCAGAGGTGCCTGGACTACATCAGTCGGCGCGCCGGCAGACTCGCCAGATCGCTCAGACAAGGTAGCGGTCGGCCAGAACGGCGGTGCGGCCATGGCGGAAGTTTACGAAAAAACACCGGCCGGGGCCGGTCAAGTCACCTTCCTGGCCAACAACATGCCCTACATCCACGACCTTGAGCTTGGCGGTTACAGCGGCCCAACCGAAAAAGTTACCGACGGCGGATTTAGCCGGCAGGCGCCCGCGGGGATGGTCAGGATTAACATGGACCGCGTCCAGCCCATGGTTGACGCGGCAATCCGAAAAAACAGGGTGTGACGATGAGCGAAGCCAAAATCCACTCTGCGCTGGTCGCGGCATTTATCGCGTCCGAAGTGATGCCGATCGAGCGCACTGCGGTTGAAGGGCGCAGCTACACCCCAGTGCAGGGGCAGAGCTGGGGCGCGGCTAACCGGCCTGCCCACTGGCCGCGCGCCGGCCGGGCTTGGCTCTGCTGCGCTGCAGGAGTGGACCGGGATCCTGCAGATCGACCTGTACCACCCAAAGGGAAGCGGCCACGCTGCGCTGCTGGCCGGGGCCGATGCGGCCATGGAGTTCTTCCGCTCCGGCCGTCGCCTTATCCGGCAGGGCCAGAGCGTTCTGATTCGCCGCGCAGAGCGATCGCAGATCCGGCAGGAGGATGTGTGGCAGTCCGTCAGCATCAGCGTGTACTGCACCGCTCAAACCACCGCAGAGGCCGACAACGACCCTTGGATCGACCCCAATCAGCCCGACGGCATCGGCTGGCTGATCAGCGACGATGCGGGCAACGCGCTATCGCTCGGCAGCGATGAACGACTCTACGTAGCCCCTGCAGCCTGGGGCGCAAATCATTGGTAACTAGGAGGCCGTAATGGCGCAGGTCAAATTTTACAAAGTCGCGACATTGCCGGGCACGCTTGAAGCCGACGCCTTCTATTTCGTCGAAAACGGCACTTACACGGAGAGCTACCTGACAAACTCGGCCGGCGCCGCGAGATCCATCGGCAACTCCGCGATGATCAACTCGCTGGTCAATGCCGCGCTGGCGAGCTGGTCGGGCAATGCCTCCGCTCTTGAAATCGTCGCCGACATCGCTGCGCGTGACGCGCTGACCGCAACGCTCGACGTCAACGCGATGATCCTCGTCATTGATGCAAGCGCGGACGCGACTGTCGATAGCGGCTCGGCCCTGTACGCCTACGGGGCTTCGACTTCGACCGTGTACAAATTGGCCGAATACGAGTCGATGGACGTGATCATCCAGTGGTCATCGATCCAGGGCGGCCCATCCTCGACCCCGGCTCAGATCGATAGCGCCGTAAGCCAGGCGCACAGCCACACGAACAAGTCAGTCCTCGACCTGCTGAGCGCCGATTCCGAGGGCCTAACATACGGCGGCGTCGGTGTGTCGTCTCGCTGGGCCACGAACAACTGGTGACCAAATGGCAGTAGTCAAGCACCACAAAGTCGTCGCCTCGTTGCCCGATCCGCTTGAAGCCGACTCGATCTACTACGTGCGTGCAGGCGATGGGGTCGACGTTTACGTCACGAACGGCTCCGGCATCGTCGTTGCGTACCCGGCGAACTACATCACGCAGGTGAAGACGGTCAACGGCGAGTCGCTAATCGGCCCCGGTAATATTGAAGTTGGCGGCGGCGGTGGACTCACGCTATTCGAAGAATCCCGAAACACTGCATCGCCAAACGCAGCTGTTCCGGTCCACACGCTGACCGCAAGCGGGGCTGAGACAAACATTGATGCTGTCATTTCCCCGAAAGGGACTGGCGCATTTAGTTTGCAAGTGGCAGATGGCACGGCTGTTGGTGGGGATAAGCGCGGCGTCCAGGCCATCGACTTGCAGACTGGCCGAACCAATGCAACCCACGTCGCCTCTGGAGCGCAGGCGGTCACCATTGGGTATTCCTGTCTGGCCAGCGGAAGCCGAGCTGTCGCATTGGGGGGGTTCTCGTCTGCATACGGCATCGGGACATTTGCGGCTGCCAACGGCACGGCCACTGGCTCCCAGTCAATCTCGTTTGGTGTCGGCGCCTATACGCTCGGTGCTAAATCGGCGGCGTTGTCTCCCGACTCACAGGCTAGGCTGCATGGCGCAGTTGCGCTTTGCGGCGCTAACTGGTCGTCATCTTCAGCCCGCAGCCAGATAGTTTTGCTGCGCGTGTTTGCACTGACCACTGACGCGGCAACGCAGAAGGTGGCAATTAGCGACCAGGGCAGCCCCAGTAGCAGTAATCAGCTGACCTTCGAAAACAACAGTTCAAATTCCGTGAGGGTGCGTGCAATGGCCGTGAATACGGCCCTTGGCGGAGGCTGCAAAACGTGGGAAGGGCGTGTCGTTGTGCAGCGCGGCGCAAATGCCGCGTCCACATCCCTGGTCATGTCCTCGGTAACCAGCGACTACTCCGAGGCATCTATGGCTACGTGCGATCTCGCCCTGTCTGTATCCGAGCATGGGGGGCTGGCCGCTACCGTCACCGGAATCGACGGCATGACGATCCGCTGGTCAGTATTTTTCGAGAACCTGGAGATGCGACCTTGATGTGGATTAATCCCGAAACACTCGCCGTACAGAGCGAACCCGCCGAGGGCTATTCGCTCGTGCTCGACACTCCGCAGCCCCCGACTGGCCGTCTGGAAAAAGCAGTCCCCGGCACGCCCGAGCAAATCGACGGAATATGGTACGAAACATGGGTCATCGAGCCGCTGACTCCAGCTGAGGTTGCGCAGGTCGAAGAGGCTGAGCGCATCAATGCAAATCACGAAGCTGCCGCCGACCGCCAGCGCTGGAAAGACCAGCGAGCCGCCGCCGTTGCAGCCATCAAGGTCACGACCGCTGCCGGCAACACATACCAGGGCGACGAGACGAGCCAAGCACGCATGGCCCGCAAGATTGCAGTGCTGCAGGCTTCCGGCCCGGGCGAGACGGCTGAATGGGTCCTGGCAGACAACACCGCAGCCACAGTGACCGCGCAAGAGCTGCAAGAGGCGCTCGCCCTGGCCAGCGCCGAGCAGGATCGCCTCTGGCTCGCATGACCGCATAACCGCACGAAACACACCACAACCCGCCTTGAGCGGGTTTTTGCATTTCTGGAGATAGCAAATGCCCTACGCACAAGGCGTCAACCAAAATACCTACATCAAGCTTGAGGGCGTCGGCGGCACTCTTGATCCGGCCGTCGACTGGGTGCCGCTGCGCCTCATCACCAACGGGCTGAATCAGTCGATCGAGGAACTGGAGTCCGACGAGATGCTGCCCGGCCGGCACATGGCCGAGTCCCGCAGTGGCGTCTCGAGTGTGGCCGGCGACCTCGAGGCCGAGCTGACCTACGGCACGTTCGATATGCTGCTGGAAGCGGCTTTCCACGGCACCTGGACCGCCAACGTCCTGAAGACCGGCAGCACTCGCCGCAAGTTCGCCATCCTCAAGCACAACGAGGACATTGGCCGCTGGCTGGTCTACCGCGGCTGCGAGGTCGGCACTGTCGCCATCGACTGCCCGCTGCAGGGCAAGATCGGCATCACCTTCTCGATGATCGGCACCAAGGAGGAGGCCTACACCTTCAACGCGCTGACCGAGAGCATCGCCGATCCGACTGAAACCGTGATGATGACCACGTTCGAGGGCTCGCTGACTGAGGGCGGCACCGGCCTCAACCACGCTACGGCGCTGAACCTGTCGCTCGACAACGGCATGGAGGCGATCTACCGCCTGTTCAGCCGCGACGCCTACGACATCAAGCTGGGCCGAATCAACGTAAGCGGCTCCCTGTCCGCCTACATCGAGGACAACCGCCTGAAGGACAAGTACCTCGGCGAGACCAAGACCCCGCTGGTCGTGACCCTGACCGATGGCGAGAACAGCTATCAGATCAGCATGACCCAGGCCAAGCTGACGACCTCGAGCGAGGAAGGCAGCGGCGACGATCCGATCATTCAGAACTACGACTATCGGGCGTTCAATGACCCAGCTGTAGGCACTGAAGTCACCATTACTCGCATTCCGGCAGCGCCGTAAGGAATCCAGATGAAACCGAGTGACTTCTTCACTCGTGCCAAGGCGAACGAGGGGGAGCGCATGCCGCTCTCCCTGCCCGACGGGGCGCCGACGGACGAGTGGCTGCTGATCCGGGGTGTGGATTCGGACGAGTTCCGGCACGCTATGGACGACTTCCGGCGCGAGCTGCTGGTTCTGGCGTCTGTGAAGGACGAAGCAGAGCGCGCCGAAAAAACCGAAGCCGCTCGACTGAAGCTGAATGCAGCGCTCGTGATCGGCTGGTCGTTCGAAGTCGAATTCGCCGAGGCCGCGTTGCTGGAGTTCCTGCGCGAATCGCCCTACATCACGGCTGAGGTTGACCGATTCGCGAGTGACCGCCGCCGTTTTTTTGGGAAACGCTCGACGGGCTCGCCGACGGACTGATCGCGCACGCCGAGCATCAACTAGGGCTGCTGCGTCCTGCCGGGCCGCGGCCGAAGAAAGGCCCAGATAAGCGCATCACCATCCGCGCCCAGCTGGAAGCCATCGCGGAGAAAACAGGTAAGCGCCCGGCTCGCCTGGATGGCCCGCCGTGCCCGCCTGAGCTGGCCTACCTCTGGGACTGGTACTGCTCAGCCAGGCCGATAGGTTCGCTCGTCGAGCTGAAGGCGTGGGCCGATCTCTATGGACACGCGCTTAAGCCTCACGAGATCATGCTGCTGCGCCGGTTGGCATCGGTTGAGCATCGCGTGGCGAGCCAGTAGGGAGCCGATTTGGTAAAGTCGGCGCTTTCTTAGGGAGGGTCGGCGTATGAAGACGCTTGCAGCAGTGATTGGGATCTCTGTTCTTTTAGTAGGCTGCGCTCAGCCAAGGCCAGCTCCGGCGCCTAAGTCACCACCAGTGCCTACATGGAAAAACGTAGAGCTCACCAAGGAAATTGAAGAATCCGGGACTGCAGTTGTGCGAGATTCACTGAAGGACCCGGACTCAGCGAAATTCAGCGGTCTGTACGCAGTTAAGCGTATCGATGGGCAAGGACCAACAGGGCTTTGCGGTTACGTGAATGCCAAGAACAGTTACGGCGGTTACGTGGGCAAGAAACGATTCTTCGCTGGCGCGACCTTGGCCTCTATTTGGGACGACAACCCGCGCTACGGCTTTAGCTCTGACAACATGATGATCCTAGACGCATGCGTCAATCGCTAAGAAAGAGGCATACATGCGTAACATTATTGCAGTTTTGCTATTTGCGCTAACCCTGACTGGCTGCGCTAACAATCGTATCGACTACAACCAGAAGTCCATGAACCTATCGCTGGGCATGTCTAAAGCCGATGTGCAGGCTGTCATGGGGCTCCCGCGAAGAACGGATGTAAATCAGGATCGTGAACGCTGGATCTACTGGAACCCGGTCATGATGGGGTTCACGCCTGTAGACAACGAGCAGCTAGCCCAAGATCGACTCGTGGTCACGTTCGAGGATGGCAAGGTGGCGCGATGGGGTAACCAGACCCTCACCGATGACATGCTGGAGGCGAGCCAGAAGTCGATCGAATCGTCGTACAAAGTTATGCAGCAGGGCTCGCCGCCTAAGTAGCAGTAACTGATCGTAAGAAGCCCGCCTAGTGCGGGCTTTTTCATGCCTGGAGAAAAGATGCGACCTCAAGACTTCTACACCCGGACTCGGGCCAGCGCAGGCATTCGTATTGAGCTGAAAGATCCGGCAGGTCATAAAGAATGGGTGCGCGTCAGGTCTGTGATCAGCGAGGAACACCGCAAAGCTCGTGAAGAGCTTGTTCGTCAAGCCATTGCTGATGGGCGCGCCGTCGCAGAAGACCCATCTCAGCGAAAAGCGCTGGCACGCCGCCGGCGCGCAGTGCTTGCCGCATCCCTAATAGCCGAGTGGTCGATTCCTGTGGGCCCGGTTGACCTGCTAATCAAAAATCCTCGGCTTCGGCGCCAGATTGAGCTGATCGCCGAAAACCACGCTTTGCACTTTGGAGTTGAAAAATGACCGAATACGCAAGGCTGGTTGTCGCGGTCGACAGCACTCAAGCTGCGAAAGCCCGGGCAGAGTTAGAAAAGCTGCCGGGCGCCGCCGGCCGCGCTGAATCTTCAGCAAACCGCATGGGCGCATCGTTTGCCAAGCTCGGCGGAATTCTTGCCTCTGCGATCAGTATTCGCGAGATAGCCAGCGCATCCGAGCAATACGTCAACATGACCAACCGGTTGCGCCTAGTGACCGAAGGCAGCGAGCAGCTTGCCTACGCACAAGAAGCGGTGATGCGCGCCGCGCAGCAGACATACCAGCCGCTTGAGACGACTGCAGAGGTGTATCAGCGGATCGCGCAGAATGCCAACGCTCTAGGGCTCTCGTTCGCCGAGGTCGAGGCCATCACCAAGACGGTAAGCCGCACAATCGCGCTAAGCGGCGCAGATACCCAGGCCGCAGAGGGAGCTATGCGCCAGTTTGGCCAAGCGCTGGCCTCTGGATCGCTACGCGGCGACGAACTTAATTCGATCCTGGAAGGCACTCCGGCACTCGCCCAAGCCATCGCCCGCGGCCTTGGCGTATCAACCGGCGAACTGCGCAAGATGGGCGCGGACGGTGAACTGACCGCAGCAAAGATCGTTTCGGCCCTGAAGTCCCAGGAAGGCGCCGTCGAAGATATGTCGCGCACCATGACCGTGACGGCCGGACAGGCGATGGTGACGTTCCGCAATTCGCTGGTGGAGACGGTCGGCAAGCTGGATGACACGACCAGCGCGAGCCGCAAGTTCGCAAGTGCCGTGCTCGACCTGTCCGCGGCGCTGGATCGCTTTAGCAGCGGCGAGTTCATGGATTACTTCCGTGACAGTAAGCAGACCGCTGAAGGCTTCAACAACGAAATCAGCGTCACCCTTTCACGGATTCGCGACCTAAGTAATGCCCGCGCGAGGCTGGACAAGAACGACCCCGAAGACACCGTGCTTTTCGGGTTCAAGTTCTGGAACAAGGAGGAGTTGGACGCCGAGATATCCGGCTTGAATGGGCAGATTCAGCGTTTTCAGAAAGCGCGTGATCGCCTGATCGAGATTGCGGATAAGCCCGGGCAGGAAGCCCCTAAAGATGGCGGCAACGGCACGCCGCCAATCACCCCTCCAGCAACCGTCACCGACAATGCCACGAAGGCTATAGAACGCCAGATCGCCGCACTTAGACTGCAGTCCGAAACGCTTGGCATGAGTGCAGCCAAGGCCGCTCTGTATCGACTACAGATAGAAGGCGCCACCCCTGCCCAGATTGCTAGTGCGCGCACAGCCTTGGAGGCTGTCGACGCCTACGAAAGGCAAGCGGAAGCTATCAAACTCGCCAATGATGCCCAGGAGCAAACCAACCGCGACGCCGCGTCAATTCTCGAATCTCTGCGAACAGAAGAAGAGGCGATCCGCGACTCGTACGAGCGCCGCCGGCAGATCATTCTCAGCGCAACCCTGCTAACTGAGCAGGAAAAGAACGACGCGATCATGCGCCTGAAGCAAGAGCACGACGAGCAGATGATTCAGGCGAACGGCTCCTATTGGGAACGGTACATGGCCGCCGCCGAAGAGAACCTTGGCAATTTCAATATGCTTGCCGAAGGGATCATGAACAACTTTTCGGCGCAGGTTGGCAGCGCTTTCGAGTCGATGGTGTTTGACGCCGAATCGCTTGGCGATGCGGTTTCCGGACTGGCCGAGGGTATGGCTCGGGCAGTTGTGAATGCCCTTGGCCAGATGGCCGCGCAGTGGCTGGCCTACCAGGCCGTGCAATTGCTGGTCGGATCAACTACCCAGGCAAGCGCCGCCACGACGATGACCTTCAACGCACTGGCCTCCCAGCAGATGGCTGCGCTGAACGCCTTTGCGTCGACTGCTGCAATACCGATCGTTGGCCCGCTGCTGGCTCCTGCTGCTGCAACGGCGGCAATCGCAGCAACCTCTCCGATGGTTGGCGCCGTCGCATCGCTCTCCTTGGCGGGTATCGCCCACGACGGTATCGACTCCATCCCGCGAGAGGGCACCTGGCTGCTCGACAAAGGCGAGCGCGTGGTCGATCGGCGCACGAACGCCGACCTGAAGGAGTTCCTCGGCTCTGGCGGGCAGGGCGGCGGAAGCGGCGTAGTCGTCAACGTCAACAACGCGCCACCGGGAACCGAGGTGAAGTCTCGCCGAGGCTCCGACGGTAAGCAGTACGTCGATGTCCTGATCGCCGACCTGGCCAGCGATGGTCGCCTATCGAAAGCGCTCAAAAATCGCTACGGACTGAGGGATAGACCCACATGATCCAGTACCCGCAAGGGCTCCCATACCCGAACCGGTCGGGTTACGGATTTACGCCAGTCAGCCCGATCAAACGCACGCAGATGCAAACAGGTCGGTCCAGAGTCAGGCGCAACTATTCGTCGGTGCCGACAATTGCGTCTGTCTCGTGGTCCATGAACGAGCTGCAGGCTCAGCTGTTTGAGTCGTGGTTTGAGGACGCATTGATATCGGGCACGCAGTGGTTTGAGTGCCCGTTGTCGTCTCCGCAGGGGGATCGGCTTTACCAGTGCCGGTTTGTCGACATCTACACAGGGCCGACAGAGGACGGCCCGGGTCAGTGGATGTTCCAGGCCGAACTCGAACTATTCGAACGCCCAATCCTGCGCGGCGGATGGGGGCTGTACGCGCCGGAGTACTTCGCGCAATTCGGCTTGATTGATGAGGCGATGAATCAGGAGTGGCCTGCAGCATGACCATTCTTAACAGGCTCTACGCCAGCGCCGGGCCGGAGATCATCCACCAGACGCTGGAAATCACCGACGGCGTGGTCACGCACTACCTGACTAACGGCTGGGATGACCTGACAGCAACGCTCGAAAACGGCCAGACAGTCACGTTTCTGGCTTGCGGCATGGATATCGCGCTGCCGGCCCGCAACGCCGACGGAACGCAGGATCTCAAATTCGCGCTCTGCAACATCACTGGCGAGATCAGCGCGTACATCCAGCAAGTGCTGCGCGAAGGCCGCAGGTGCCAGCTCGCGTACCGCTCGTTCTTGAGTGTCGACTTGACCGGGCCAGCAGAGCCACCGCACCGGTTTGAAGTCAAGGGCGGGCAGTGGACGGCTACCCAAGTCGACATCACTGCCGGCTATTTCAACCTGCTGGAAACCGCCTGGCCGCGCCGGACCTACAACTTGGTCGATCACCCGGGCCTGCGCTACATCGCATAAGGACACCCCATGCTGGATATGACCAAATACCTTGATGGCCGGTACCTCGAGGGCGGCAGAGTGTGGCCGGAAATCGACTGCTACGGGATCGTGCTGGAGGTGCGCCGAGATCTTGGCCTGCCAGATTGGCCGGACTGGGCGGGCGTCACGAAAGCAGAAGACGGCCTGCATCATGCCGGGGCAAAGCAGGCGCGCGAAGCCGAGCTGTGCGAGCCGCAGGAGGGCGCTGTCGCTGCGTGCTACAGCGGCTCGCTGCTCACTCACGTCGCTGTCGTCGTCGAGCGCGACGGCCTGCTCTATGCAGTCGAGTGCAACCCTCGCCGCAACGTGACTTGTCTGCCCCTGCGCCGCTTTGAGCGCCGTTTCGTCCGCGTGGAGTACTATCGATGATCCGCATCTATCCGAGCCGCCTGCCGGGCGAGCCGCTGGAGACGCACGCGCATGGAGCGACCACAATCGGCGCCTGGCTTGCGCGCAACGTCGCTGGCTACGAGCCGGACATTGAGCATCCGATCAGCATCGACATCGACGGCCTACCGGTGCATCCGCATGAGTGGTACTGCCGCGAGATTGGCGCCGAGTCGGACGTGAGGATCTACCCGGTGCCGATGGGTACCGGCCTTGAGATCGCTATCTGGGCCGCCGTCGCCGTCGCTGCCGTGTCGCTGGCCTATGCGCTGACGATGACGCCAGATATGGCTGGCGGCGCCGCGACTGGCGATCAGATGGATCTCAATTCCGCGAAGGCCAACAGCGTCAAGCTGCATCAGCCGGTGCGCGAGATCCTGGGCACCTATCGCGTCTATCCGGACTACCTGACGCAGCCGGTTACGCGGTTCGTCAATAAACGCACGATGCAGACGGGAATGTTTCTTTCGGTCGGCGTCGGCCGGCATTCGATCCTGCCCAGCTCAATCAAGATTGGCGACACCCCGATTGCTGCATTTGGCTCAGATGCCAGCCTCAGCATTTACGACCCGGGCGCGAGCGTAATCAGCGATTCTCGATCTGAAAATTGGTACCTGTGCGGCGAAGTGGGCGGCACCGATGCCGGTACCGCGGGCCTTGACCTCAGCTCTACAGCGCCAAGCGGCAGCTCAGTGCTGGCCGATGCTCTGGTGATTTCCGGCCTAAGCGTGACCTTGGCCGGCGTCACGCAACCCGAATTTCCAGAGGCATGGGACGCCGGCACGATCGTGACGCTGCAGACCCCAAACACGTTCGAGGTCACCGAAGTGGCTGGCTATAGCCGCATAGCCGGGCCGCTGGCCGACCTCGCGCCATTTGTCGGACAGCTTGTAACCCTTAGCGCTGGCGGCGAGGAGTACGACCTGGCGGTTGCCAGTTATTCGCCCTACGTCGCGCCGATTCCGGGCACTGGCGGCTCGCCATCCTACGCTGAAGCCGATACAGATCCGTCAACTTACGATTTCACCGGCTTGCCTGCCGTGTGGACTGTGGCATTTCAGGGTAGCAGCCGCACCGTATCGCTGGCGGCCAACTACCTGAACATGTCCGGCCTGATATCAGAGATCACTGCTCAGCTTTCGGGGCTTGGCCTTGTCGCGCAAGACAGCGATGGCCGCCTGCGGATTATTGAGCCCCTCAGTCCGTATCAGGGCGGCGCGATCAGTCAGTCAAGCGCGCCGGTTTCGCTGTTCGGGGCAAGCCCTACATACGTCGAAGGCGTCGCGTCAACGGGCGGTAGCGCGGAGCAGGATGCTTTTGTCACCCTCAAGCTGGACGACGGGAGCCCATTCATCGGCCTGCCCACCGGGCAGCAGCGGCTGGCTATCGGCTATCGCGGCAATCAGTACCGGATCAACAGTATCGACGGCCTCACGATGACCGTGAGCCGCCTCAATGCCGCGGGGGCGGTCGATACCGGCTGGCCAGGCTTTGCCGGCAGAACGCTGATCGACTTTCTGCTCAACTCAGAGGAGGTGGGTGATTACAACTGGATCGGGCCTTTCATGGCCTGCCCGGAATCGGAAGTCACAAGCCGCATTGAGTACGACATTTACTTTCCGCAGGGCCTGGCGCGCTACAAAGACAGCGGCTCTAAACGGGCAGCAACGCGCGATGTCGAGTTGCAGTGGCGTGATGCTGGGACAAATGGCGAGTGGGTCACTGTCACACACCGCTATGTCGAGGCAACGCCTGACGCAATCGGGTTCACGCATTCGCTGGATCTGCCGTACGCAATGCGCCCCCCAAGTCAGAATGCGGCGCGTCCAGCAGCTCGGCGGCAACCAGGTGCGTGACGCTATCAACTGGTACGGCCTGCGCTGCGCCCTCAATGCCCGCGCAACGTCATACCCCGGCCTGACCACGATTGCGCTGACTATTCGCACTGGCGATCGACTGGGCGCGCAGAGCGATCGCAAGATCAACCTCGTTGCGACTCGGCTCTACGATGGATTCCCCGTTCGTTCTGTCACGGGCGCCGCGCTGTGCGTGCTCGACAGCCTCGGCATCAGCCGGGATTCCGTCGACGTAGCGCAGCTGCAGGCACTTGAGGCGGCGTACTGGACGCCGCGCGGCGAGCGATTCGACTACGCGGCGACCGAGCAGAGCACCGTCCGCGACGTTCTGCAGATGATTTTCGCGGCCGGCATGGGGCATCTTGTCCTGTCCGGGGGCCTGATCAGCGCGATTCGGGAGGGTGTGCAGCAGCCTAAAGGGATGATCACGCCGCACGAGATGACTGGCGAACTCACTGTTGGCTTCAGCGTGCCCTCGGCGGACGACTTCGACGGCGTGGATGTTAAGTATTTCAGCTCTGCCACTTGGGCTTGGGAAACGGTGCCATGCCGGCTGCCCGGCAGCCAGGGCGCGAAAGTCGAAAATATCAAGCTGGAAGGCGTCACCGATGAAACGCGCGCCTGGCGTATCGGTATGCGCCGGCTGCGCAAACATCAGGGGCAGCGACTGACGTTTGACTGCTCCACCGAGATGGACGCGCTGTGCTACGAGTACCTCGATCATGTCGTGCTGGCAGATGACATCCCCGGCACTACCCAGAGCGCCCTGATCGTTGATGCCGAGTTTGTGGGCGACGAGGCTGTGCTGACGCTCACCGAAGCATTTGACTGGAGCGTCAGCAATCCTCGCTGCCTGATCAGGCGCCACGACGGGACGGTCACTGGCCTGGCCACGCCGACCCGAATCGACGACTACACGCTGAGCGTGCCGGAGTCGCTGATTGATTTCGAGCTCGTCACCGATCTGTCGATCGAGCCGGCGCGGCTGCTGTTCGCGTCCTCGAGCCGCGTCGGCTACCCGGCGCTGATCTCGAGCATCACGCCCGACAGCGACGGCGGCTGCAGCGTCTCGGCTGTGGAATACAGCGACGACTACTACGCCGACGACAACAACGCACCCACCTAACAACTAGCCAACACACAACCGGACACGGCCCGTAACGGACGCCGTGCGCATTCGCACGCCTGGAGTATTTGCATGTCCTACAACACCGGCAACACTGTGCCGAGCACCGACGCCCGCGATTTCATGGGCAACGTCCGAAATCTGGATCTGGCCATAAACACCGAGTCGCTTACATGGTCTGATCGGCGCGGCATCCAGCGCAAAACCTGGGCAGGGCTAGAGGCCGAGTTTTTTTGCCTGGCTCGGTGCATCCAGCTTTGAGCTGCCCGCGCTGGAATACACGGGCACCGGCCCGCTTCAGGTTTTGCGCCCGACGCAGCTGATTTACCGCACAGGGTTTCCAGAAACGTACTACAGCGTCAAGCCGTCTGAGAGTTTTCCGGCAACGCTGAGCGGGTCGTGGGCAAGTGACGAGGAGCGGCTTGTTCTGCGCTCCGACGGCGCACTGGCGCTTGGTACGGCGGCGCTGCTCAACGCCGGCACCGGCCCGGACGATCTGCCAAAACGCTCGCAAGCTGATCAGCTGTATCAGCCAAAGGCCGCCACGCTTTCTTCTCTCGCAGACCTCAATGGCACTGCAGATCGCCTCCCGTATTTCACCGGCGAGGACGCCATGGCGCTGGCAGTGCTCAGCACCTTCGCCCGCACCCTGCTCGATGATGAGGATGCGGCGTCGGCGCGGGCTACGCTGGGGGCGGCATCAGCTGAAGCTGTCGAGTCCCTGGCCATCAAAAGCATGTATGAGGTGACGACCGAATTTACCCTCGGAGGCTTGCTGACACTCGCTCACGGGCTTGGTGCTGCTCCGCGAATACTTCAGGTTGAGGCTGTATGTACTTCTGCCATTGCCGGTTATGTGGTTGGCGATGTGTTCCCGCTGGCGTTTGGGTATGCAGGCACGACTGGATCGAGCGGGCTGTTTGGGCGCATCGACGCAACGCAGCTGCGCATCCGGGTCGGCACTCAAGGTGCCGGGATTGTGCTCAACGCAGACACGGGAGGGGGGGGGCAGTACCTACATCACCCCCACCAACTTCAACCTTCGCATAAAGGCATTCGCATGAAGCATTTCCGATTGAATGACCGATACATCGGCGCTTTCGATGGTGTCGAACCTCCTGCCGGCGCCGAGCCATGCCCGGCGCCAATGCGATCTACAGACGTATGGGTCGACGGATCGTGGCGCCAGTCGCCCGAGCAGCTCCGTCGCGAGATCATGGATGGCGTACAGCGCTATCTCGACGACTTCGCGCAGACCAAGGCCTACGACAACATCCTCTCTGCCTGCACTTACGCCACATCCACCGTGCCTCGCTTTGCCGCCGAGGGCCAGTATTGCGTCCAGGCGCGTGACGCCTGCTGGGATGTCGTGGCGAGCATTGAGGCCGAGGTTATGGCAGGCAATCGCCCGGCGCCTTCTGGCTTCGAGGATATCCGCGCCGAGCTTCCGGCTCTGAGCTGGCCGGCTAACCTAGACGAGGCACTTGCCCTATGATCCTGCACGCACTGCTTCAATGGTCCTGGCTGATCCTTGCGCGACTGGCCGGCATCGTGACCGGCCTTTTAGTGGTCGCCCTTGCTATCCCGTTCCGAGTCAATACCGTGTCGCTGAGTGATGGCCGGGCGATCGTGAACCTGCCGCGCTGGGCCTGGCTGTGGGGTAACGACTTCGACGGCCTGCTGGGCGACAAGCGAGGATGGTGGGCGGCCAATACGCCATTCGGCTGGGCAGTCGATTCCTTCGCGGCCATGTGGTGGTGGGCGGCCCTCCGCAACCCAGCGAACAACATGCGCCTGCTCGATGCCTTCTCCGCTCCAGTGGTCGACAGCAAGATCAGCTATCGCGGGCGCTACACCGTCGAGGATAAGTCCGGCATGGGCGGCTGGCAGTTCGTCATCGTCGAGAACGACGGCAAGCGCTGGTATGGCTTCTACCTGGTGCATGAGTGGAGCGCCACGCGCGCCTTCGTCATTCGCCTTGGTTTCAAGGTGAAGCCAGGGCATCAGGGTTTAAGCGAGCCGCGCAAGGGGCTGACCTTCAAGCTCAACCCGTTCAAGTCCATCTAGGAGCCCCGCCAGCCGGGGCTTTTTCTTGCTTGGAGTTTCCCATGCACACATCACAGAAGGGGCTTGACCTGATCAAGTCCTTCGAGGGGCTGCGCCTGTCTGCCTATAAATGCCCGGCGGATGTTTGGACGATAGGGTACGGCACCACGGCAGGCGTGAAGGAAGGCCAGACCATCACGAAAAAGCGCGCCGAGGAGCTGCTGCGCGAGGATGTGACTCGTTTCGAGCAGCAGGTCAACCGCATGGTTAATGTCCCGCTGACTCAGGGCCAGTTCGATGCGCTAGTTTCCTTCACCTATAACCTGGGTGCGGCGAACCTCAGCAATTCGACACTGCTTCGCCTGCTCAATGCCGGGCTGTATGCAGATGCAGCACTGCAGTTCGCGCGGTGGAATAAGGCCGGAGGCCAGGTGATGGCCGGACTGTCTCGTCGCCGCGCTGCTGAACAGAAGCTGTTCGAGGAGGGGCTGTGATCGCCCTGCTCAAGCAGTACAAGCTGATCGCCCTGGCATCCGCCGTGCTCGCACTGATGGCGCTTTCTGCTGCCGGGGCGTGGCAGTGGCAGGCCAATAACTACGAACGCCAGATAAGCGAAATCCGGGCGGCAAATGCCGAAGCCGCCCGGGTCGCACTGGCGCAGGCTCGCTCCGAAGAACAGCGCCGACAAACCGCCATCGAGGGAATACGCCGTGACGCACAAGAACAAATCGCCGCGGTTGCCGCTGATGCTGCTGCCGCTGATGACGCTGCTAGCCGGCTGCGCGCACGAGTCGCCGAGCTATCACGCAGACCCGCCAGCTGTGCCGGTGCTGCCGGTGGAGGGGATGCAGCCGGAGAGGCCGGGGATATGCTTGCCCTCGTGTCCAGCCGGCTTGACGAGGCTGCGGGAGAACTTGCTGCTTATGCTGAAAGAGCCGCGAACGCCGGAACAGTTTGCCAGCGATCGTATGAAGCAGTGAGGGGGAATTGAGATTGCCCGGACGGGCTATGGACGGTAGACCGGGACTCCGGCCTCCTGTGCTGCTCGGCACATATCAAGCGTTCCGCGACCGCCGCTGAACGCCACTACGCCGTCTGGCTTGAGGGTCAGCATATAGCGGTTTCGAACTGGGCCAGCTCGGCGACCGAGTGACTTCAAGTCTGCCGGGCAGTCGGTGTGCTTGATGCCGCGAGCCTTCGCCCATTCCTTGGCCAGGCTATCGGCCCCGGGCGCGTCACCCTGGATCACTTCGGCGATGACGCGCAAAGCGTGGACCTTGTCGAGCACTTCGAAAACGCGGGCGCGGTCGGCGTAGTCGCGGCCTCCGCAGACGATGATCCGGACGGGCAT